GTGGCGATGGACAAACATATCGTGAGATTGCAGAATAAAATACGCCAGCTATTGCCACCAGAACCGGCAGTTAGACATGTGCGGGCATGACGCCAGCGGGGGGAGGGAGAAATGGGGGTTAAGCAGATCACGACTTTTGAGTGCGATCTATGCCAGAGCAAAACGACTGCATCTATTTCGAGCGTGCCAAAAGGATGGGTGCAAATTTCTATAGATGGGGTCCTCGATAGAACATGGGATGAGAAGGCGGTATGTGGGGAGTGCTTAAAGCTTATTGACCAGAAACGAAAGGCGAAACCATGACGCCAGCGGGCCAGCGGTGGATGGAACGGAGGGCAATGCCATGAACTTTCCCATATTGCGCACGTACAGGTTTTCGCTACCAGAAGGCGTGGTGTACTTAGAGTTGCCGCATCCTCTCAGTGTGGCAAGTGCAGATGAGCTTATCCAATGGCTCAGTATTATTGAGCATCAAGTTCAACGATCCCCCCTCACCCCCAACGAGGCGACGGCATGACAATTGTAGACGATATGAAAGCTCCCTTTGGTCGGATGGTGATGTGCCACATGATGGCGGATACCACTGAAGAACTTCTAGAGATGGCCGATAAGATCGGGGTTGATCGGAAGTGGTTGCAAGCAGCAGGTACTAAGCGGGAGCATTTTGATATTTGCAAGTCGAAGCGAGCCCGGGCCGTTCAATATGGAGCGCAGGAAGTCACGAGGGAAGGCGTCATGGATCTGATGCGTAGGAAACGTGATCGATTGAAAGACGAGGCGACATGATGGCGGAACGGCGGTGGCTGATATGGCTTCCCCCAGGCGTTGAAGAATCATGGGCGTATAACGCGTACATGAAAGGAGTTTCCCACATGGCACCCCAAGACGACCTGACCGCGGCAGCGGAACAGCTCTATAAACGATTATTCGTGACTGATGCGTATGAACAGGATGATCGTATCGTCATTGCTGAAGCCCTCCAGCAGACCCGCCAGGAGGCGCTGCGTGAGGCGGCTGACATCGCCTTTGATCATGCCTGCGATGACCCACGCTCCTGCATGTGCAATAGCGTGATTCATAAGCAACTGGACCGACTCGCCAGCGAGGGGGGATGAGATGGTGACATTTTGGGAGCATACATTTCAGTGCGGGTGTACACATACGACGGATAAGAAGCGCAATCTTTCGCTGGTGTGCGTAAGGCATGGTCAACCAGCTATCCGCATCACGAAAGATGATGGGGAGTGTGTGACCGTTAAAACGCTGGATGGGCGAGGCATTAAAGCACAATCTAAAGCGCAGGAGCCCCACTAAATGGGCCACTACACCGCCAGCATGAAGCGGGTCAGGATGGGTCGATCGAATTGCCGGCCGATCAAAAGCTACGTTTTTGGACCTGTCGGCCTTTAGGACATTCTGGCGGGTGTGGTTACGCGAGGATGAGATAGAGGGCCAGCGCGGACAGTGCTCCCAGGATGAGCAGTGCGATCCGGACCCCAAGCCAGACCGCCTTCCAATAGCGCTCAAAGTACTCCATCGGGGTTGTGGGTTCATGTGTCGCTAACCACTTCTTCATGGTCACTTCCTCCGTTCGTAGCGCGTCCGGCGTGGGGTCGGCGCGTGGTGGTGCCGGGTCAGCTCCCGGCGGACTTGGTGCCACAGGGGGGCGCCGGAGATGAGGATCAGAAGCCCCCAGAAGATCGGCGCGGCGTGGTGAATGAGCCAGACGACTAGGGACATGGGTCGGCCTCCTCTCGGCGCGGGATGGGAATGTAGCCTGCCTCTTTGATCGTGCGCAAGCTCACGGTACTGTGTAACGGATGCCCTGGGATCGGTTCGAGCAAGGTATACAGCTCGAAGGGCGGTATCTGTGGGTTCTCGCTGAACTGGATACCACAGAAGAGGACGGTAATGGTTTTCATGGTTTCGGCTCCTTCTTAGAACAGCGTCAACGCTGGTTCGCTGTGTTCCGGTTCAAGGTATGGGCGAATCGTGGCCTTCTCGCGGTCCCACAGGGTGCGTAGGGTACGTGGGCACCCTGAATACATGCCGTCATTTGAGTTATACCCCGGCCAGTCCTTCATACTGTGCCATTCTCCCGGCGGGAGCGTGTTCCATGCTGGTTCACGCCATTCATAATCCGTGAAGGCTTTCGCGCCTAAGTAGCCTCGTGCGTCATAGACGACCAGTCGCCATTCTTTCTTGCCGATGGTCATCGGTGCGCTTGTATAGAGATACGGTCTCATGGGTTGTTCTCCTTCCTACCAATTGAAGCAATAGCTCACGATGAGGGCCATGGCCACGGCTGCAAGCGCGGCATAGAGAAAGATCGGTTTCGGGTTCGGTGCATGGGGAATCATGGGGCCTCCGTCTTGATTAGCACCGCTAGGTGCTGAATGTTGTCGAGGTCCGTTAACTCATCAAGCCTCTGCTCTCCGTCAATCCGTGATCCAATAATCCGACCATTGGCCGATGTTAGTCCGTCTGTGTCTTCAATGACTTGGCTCTTGTGCACCATGATATGCGCCCAGTAATGGCCGTCGGTGGTGCGCGTGAGTTCTATCGCGCCCCCTGGGAATTCAATGATGTGCTGTGCGCTCTCGGCCTTTTTTGTCTTGTCACCTTTTAAGATGATTCGTTTCGGGGCTTTCCCGTAAAGGTACGTCTTTGCAGTAAATGCGCTCATGGTGTCGGGCTCCTTCGTGTGGTGGTACTGGTGCTAGGTTAACGGTTATGTGTTCGGGCGCAATTCTTCTAAGTACTCTCGCAAGCATTCCATGGCTTCGTCTATCGGCATATCGAAACAAATTGATCGTTTACATCTCGAAATGGTGTAGAGGTCCACCATGTTTTCGTTTTCAAACTTCTTCCATATATGAATGTCCACTTCTGCGTCTGTCTCCGGCTGATTTTCAATGACGGTCGTTTTCTTTCTCATGTTGAAATCTCCTCCTTACAGAATCATGCTTCCGTGGTTTTTGCCCCCGCAGGAACAGTGACAGACCAGCCCGGTCGCGTGCGTGCATCGGCTATCGCAGCGGGTCGAACGGCTGACCGTGACCTTCAGCTCCCGGCGGTGGCGTGGGCTGTAGACGTACGTCCACATGGGCTCGCTGCTGGGCTCGATCTCGGGCAGTGTGAGCTGGTCGGCGTACATTTCAAGCCTCTCCTATCCAGTTATCGAGAGCCAGCATCGTATTGAAGATATGATCCGTGTCTTCCATGCCTGGGTTCTCGCGTTTCCAATTAAGATAGTCAGCCTCCTCGTCGCTCCAGTTATATTCGAGCAATGCCCCAATGGCTGCGACCAGTTGCGCTTGGTTCTCGATCTTCTTCATGATTCGTCGCTCCTTTCGGCGTGGGGGCGGTTAGACTCCCGCTGTGTGCTGGGCCAAGACTTCGATCAATTCCATTTCACAGGCTTGATCGGCTCGGCTCAATCGGTCGTTATAGACGGTCATCGCTTCAAGGTATGAACTAAAGCAATTCACTTCTTCCTCTCCATTCTCGTGAGTAATTCGCACCTGGAATTCTTGTCGCATGGTCTCAGCTCCTTTACGCGTGGGCGCGGTTGATATTGCGGGCCTCGTTGCAGTCGTCACAGGAAGAGGCCAGCGTTTCGAGGTTGGTCAAGAATTCGTTGTCACAGTCAAAGCAGACCGCTGGAACGGAGATATTCAAGCGGCGTTGTCGGCGGATCTCTTCCATGAGCTGCTTGGAATAGTCGGCGCATAACATTGACTGCGCTTTGTGGATGGCTTCTTGTTTCGTCATGGTCTCAGCTCCTTGGTTGGTGGTCGTCGCGTTCATGTCTCCCTATGTTGCAGTACGCGTGCCAGTCCTAGTACTCGGTGAATCATTGGGGTTTGGTGCGAATTGGCGAGGGGTTGGCCTGTGGTCACTGTGGCGTACTGCGCCAGGTGTTTCCCCAGGAATTAGGCTAAGTGCGCGTAAAGACAGGAAAGGCGACTGTGGAGTTCTGGGACTGGTGCTAGGACTGTATTGGGGAGAAATGGGGCAGCGGTGGTGAGAGTGCTGCGAGATATATCGATTGACATATTATGATGCGTAGTGATATATCAAGGAATCACAGTATGGGAGGTGCCTTATGAAACGTATGATTGTGCAATTTGATGAGACTGATGTTCGGTTTCTTACTCTCATGACGCGAGAGGGCTATAGCGTGGCAGGCTATCTGCGCGGCTTAGTCCGTGGCAGTCGTGAAGCGTACTTGTCGCAGTATGGGGTGCTCGTCAAAGCGGCGTCACTGGCCGACGCCAGGCGGCTCTGTCAGAAGAGCGCGAAAGTCGTCGCGATTGAAGAGGGGCGGCTCTATCGCGGATTCCTCGATTCGGCACAATATGCGCGCTGGGCGTCGAAGCCTGCAAGCCTCTCATGGATCGATGGCCCCGAGCTGGCAGAGGCCTAGCCACAGGTCGGAGCATGGCCTTTAGTGGCGATGCGCCGATTTTTCCTGCCCGTCTGGTGAGTTAGGAGGAGGAGGAGACCGATTGAGTCCCCTATATAAAGGCGGAATTCAGACTGTGGGCTCTTGACAGGATGAGGGAGAAAGCGTAGAACCTCGGCCATGTCTGCCAGTACTAGTACCAGTGAGAAGCCTACCGTTCGCGCTCCACGTAAACGCAATGCTCGCCGATTAGACCGCAAGAAGGCGCTCATGCTGTCGGAGCGTGGTCTCGGCTCTGAGACTATCGGAGAGTTGTTAGGCGTGGCACCGTCTACTGTTTGGCGGTTTCTGAAGACAGAACAGCCAGAGAAGCAGGCCATTCAGACCTACGTGAAGGACCGGCAAGAGGTCTTCCAGAAGATACAAGCGAAAGCGCTCGACGTTCAGGCACGAATCATTGAGGGCTTGAATGACGGCGTTCTGAACGCACTGCCAGTCCATCAAAAGGGGAAGCTACTCGAACAAATCAATACAGTCTTTGGGACCATCTACGACAAGGAACGCCTCGAAGCAGGCAAGAGTACACAAAACGTCGGCATTATTGCGCGAATGATGGGCGATTCACTGGGCAGAATCGGGAAAGCCACTAGTGATAGTAGCGATCCTGCGCCGGAGACACCAAAAGAGTAGCGCACCTAAGCTAGGAGCGCTACCTCGTCGAGGTTGGAGGCTTGGTAACCGCGGATCGGGCCGGCCCATCGGTTCGGAATTGGCAGAGAAGGGCCGGCAGGGGGACTTTCAGGGCTCGATGATGTGTTCGCGTCCCGCACAGTACGACGCCAGGCAAAAAATTTTCAAAAAACTACGTAGGAGGTAAAAATCATGTATCGCGATCAAGACAAAACGATGTGCGCCGGGAAAAGCACGTTAGACGGGGTTCTGAAACCGATTGCCTCCATGCCGCTGCAGAGTGTCCTGCAAGAGGCGCTGGGGTCGCTGTATGCCGCGAAGCAGAACGTCGACATTACCGACGCGAAGCTCTTTGGGGCGAAGGTATGCGATGTGGCTGAGCAATGCGCGCCGGATAGCCCGAATGAGCCGATCGAAGTGCTGGCCTACAAGATTCGCGATCTCGTCCATGTGATGGTGAAAGCCACGGCGTCGATCGAAACCCGTCTGTAGGAGGTAACCATGTCTGCTCCCTCCCCCCAATCGACCCGTGAGAAGTGGCAATCGCTTCATGACAACTGTCTCGATGCCGCGGGACGGGCGTCCAGCGACCCGGCGAACGCGCATCTCGTCCAGTCCTTCACGGTGACGGCCGGGATTGCGCTGGACAAGCTGATACAGATCGACAAGGTCGGCGCGCCGTTTCTCGCATCCAGGACGGATCTCCCATGAACATCGTGCGATATATCGATGAGTCCTATCACGCACCGGGCAACGTGTGGACCCCTGAAGAGATGGAGGCCATTCGTCAGAGCTCTGACGCTTGGTTCGCGACGCGCGACGTCTCCGCCGCGCATGACCGATTCCGGCGCTGTTACCTCCGGAACGGCGTGAGTCTGAACCTCTGCCGCTGTATGGCGCATGTGGAACCCCATCTGCACGCGCCGCACAAGCTGACGCGCATCGGGCACTTGCCGATGTTCACGATGAAGGAGCTGCCGGAATGACCGTCCCGGATGTGCTGTGCGCCGTGCTGGCCTGCGGGTTCATTGGCTGGATGCTCTGGTGGGGGTATTGGCGATAATGAGTAAAACCTACGTGAAGAAGAAACGGCTTTCGTGGCGTCCGAAGTTGTCGAAGGCGTTCCGGAGACTGAAGGTCCAGTACAAGGCCAAGAAGGCGAGCGCACAGGAGACCGACGCATGACCCCCGATCCCGTCTGTCCCCGCTGTGCCGGCCTGGTCGCCGAGCTCTATGACGACCCGCATTGTCTGAACTGTGGCTGGCGGCGCTGCGAGCCGATTCAGCTGAACCAGATCGAGCGGGCCTCGAACGGGCCAGGTCTGCGGCGTGGGCCGCGGTCGGGGATGACGCAAGAGGAGCGGATTGAGCGGAACCGGGCCTACATGCGGGAGTACTGGCGCCGGCGGAAGGCGGGCGTCCAGAAGCGGACCTACACGCGAAAGAAGGTGACGGGATGAGCCACGACTACCAGCCGAAGAACGACCCGAAAATCTACCGGTGCCCGAAGTGCGGCGCGACGTTTGAGCATGACGCCGCGAACCCGCATGCGCTGTATTTCTGCCCGAAGCGGGAGGCGCGACCATGTACTTCGACCCGATGAAGCCGCACTGTCTTGACTGCCCGTACAAGCCGCCGCTGGAGCGGGAGAAGGTGGCGCGACAACTGTTTGGAGAACGACCATGAGTAGCCCCTTACAGCCGGTCGACAAATTCGGGAAGAAGCAGTTCAAGCCCTACCGGCTGGAGATTCCGGTGCCGGCCGAGGCGGTCGGGTTCGCGTTCACGGTGTTTGTGCTGAAGAACGGGAGCGTCCAGGTCTACGGGCCCCTGAAGGACGTCGACAGCTGCGTGAAGTGCCTGGATCTCGGGATCGATCGCGTGAAGCAGTTTGCGGCCGAGCGCGCGGCAGAAGAGGAATCGAAAACCGCATGAGCGCTGTCCCCCGGATCAGCGAGCGTGAGGTCGACAGCTGGATCTATGAACCGATCCGGTGGGCGCGGAAATTCGGCGGCGATCGCTTCGATCCCTGGTCCGGGCAAGAGGAATTCTGGATTGAGTACGGGAAGCTCCTGAACGCGAAGATTCTTCGCTGGAAGGGGCTCCCGATGACCGAGGAGCAGAAGAAGTACGCGCGCAAGCTCGGGATCAGCATCATGGCCGGGCAGGGCGTCGGCAAGGGGGCGACGATCTCGCTCTGCGGGCTGCATTACATGTTCGTGCTGCAATCGGTGCGGCCGAAGATCGTCTGCACGGCGCCGGCCGGTCCCCAGCTCCATTCCTCCTTGTGGCCAGAGTATGGCGAATGGTTGCAGCGGAATCCGTTGCTGGCCGAGATCTTCGAGAAGAACGCGCACCGCATTTTCTTGAAAGAGGATGCCGGCCGCGGGACGGTTTCGCGCATTGAGCCGCGGACCGTGCAGCCGAACGCCTCGCCGGAGGACCAGAAGGTCGTCCTGGCCGGTGTTCACGCGCTCGGGGTGATGTATCAGGTCGACGAAGGGTCGGGCGTGCCGGAAGCGGTCTTCGAGCCGCTGGAAGGCGGACTGACGGACCCGTTGTCGATGATCATTCTGCTGTTTAACCCCACCAAGCGCGACGGGTTCGCCATGGAGACCCATCGGCGGAACCGGGACCAGTGGATCCCGCTCCAGTGGGACGGAGAAGCGCTCGCGGCCGAGAAGCGGAAGCCGGAGAATTACGGGCGATTCGGCTGGTTCAACGAAGAGGTCCAGGAATCGCACGCGAAAAAGTACGGGAAGGACTCGGACTTCTACCGGGTGCGCGTCAAAGGGCTCCCGCCGAACCAGTCGGGCGATACCTTGATCGGGTTTGAGGCGGCGATGGCGGCGACGACGCGGATTCTTGAGACGCTGGATACCGACCCGATCTGCGTCGGGGCGGATATTGGGGGACCGAACCGGGGCGGGGATCCGTCGATCGTGATCCCCCTGCGTGGCCCACAGGTGGTCGACATTTACGAGCATCGTGAGAAGGACCCGACGCAGCTCGGGGAGCTCGTGGCTGGGCATGTGCTGACGCACTTATCGAGTGTGGGGGTTGACGTGCAACATGCGATCGGCGTCGATGTGATCGGGATCGGGCGCGGGGTGCATTCGCATTTGGTGCGAGTCGAGAAGTTGAGCCATGTGTACCCGATTGACGTCTCGAAGTTGCCGCTGGATGAGGTTCGATATCATCGGTTGCGGGATCAGATGTACTGGGAGCTGAAGCTCGCGTTCGATTCTGGCGAGATCAGTCTCCGGATCCTCCGAAAAGGGGTGCCGTATGTCGACGATGAGTTGATCGGGCAGGTGACGTCGATCAAGTGGGCGGAAGTCGACGGAAAGATCAAAATTCAGGGCAAAGGGCTCTCGTCGGGGATTCCGCATGTGCCGCCGCTCACGAATTCGCCGGATAAGGCCGACGCGCTGGCCATTGCCTGGTGGGTCTATAAGCACTGTACGTCGAAGATGCCGCCAGGGGCGCGCCGGCATCGGCGACAACGGAATGCGAACATCGACGCCGCGCTGCTGGGGTTCCGGTCGATGGCGGCGAGGATGGGACGCACACGATGACAGATAGAGGGGCGGTGATGATCCATGGCCGGAAAGAAGAAGGGCAAAGGCAAGAAGTGCTAACTCTGAAACAGAAGCACGAGATCCATGAGCTGGCACGGAAGGTCAAGGGGACCTACGTCCAGCTCATGCGTCTCTGCAAAGAACTTGACATTCCGTTTCCATCGTGATACTGCACTAGCACTAGTGAAACTACTAGGACGTTGACCGGTGTCAGTCCCCCGCCGTTTCGGCGACCCGCTGACAGGATCTGGAATCCTGTATGGCGACGGCCGCACCCACAAAACCCTCGAAATACGCCAGCCGGCTCGAATCGGCCTCTGAGCGCGACAAGCTCGACTTCCTCGTCGACTCCGTGCGGAAGGAGGATGAAGACTGTATCAAGGCACGCCTCCATCGCATGGTGTACGAAGCGGTCAATCACCCGCTCCGGACCATGTACGAGCTCGAAAGCTCGCTGAATTATCAGTACACGGAAAACGAGTTTTATACCGAAGAGGAGCTGGCCCAGTTCCTCGAGCGTGGTCAACCGCCGACGCGTCGCAATGAGCTGGCGCCGATTCTCGAACGGATCGCCGGGCAGTTCATCCAGACGCGCCAGGTGTGCAGTTTCCTCGGGCGCAATACGCCGGCGGACGATCCCGTCGGGGCGATTCTCCAAGATACCCAGCGGTGGATTGATCAGACGAACCTCGCCGAGTTCGAGGAGCAAGATCAGACCTGGGACGGCCTGGTCGGTGGCGTCGGCTGGATCAAGTCCTGGATTGAGCGCAACGAGCTCGGCCAGCCCTGCGAGAAGTTCAAGTCCCGTCCGCCCTATACGATTTTCAAAGACCCCTACTCGCAACGCTACGACCTGAACGAAGACGCGAAATACGTCTGCGAAGGCGCGTGGATGGACGTCGAGGACGCGATCGAGCGTTGGCCGGACAAAGAAGATGAGATCCGGAACCTCACGCATTCCAACGGGCTCGAGTTTTTCGGCGGCTCCTCTGTCGATCCGTCGCTCCTCAATGACACCTACATGCAGAATTTGCCGACCGGCGGGCCGGTGCTCTCCGGTGGGGCCCAGCGTCGACGCGTGCGGCCGTTCGAGGTTTGGTACAAGCGCAAGGTCAAGCTCTACTACATTTTCAAAGATGACAACGTGCTGGCGATCCCCGTCCCGGTCGACAACGCCGAGGCGAAGGCGATTCTCAAGGACCTGAAGGACTCTGACAGGGTCTACGCCGAGCCCGTGTGGAAAGAGCGGATGTACGTCGGTGTGGTCCTGGGGAACATCCTCATCCACCACGACGTCTCGCCGAACAAGACGAATCTCTTCCCGTATGTGCCGTTTTATTCCGGCCTCAAAAAGAACGGGGCGCCGCTTGCGCTGGCGAGCCGGCTGGTCCCGATCGTCGAATCCATCAACAAGCGGGAAAGCAAAGCGCTCGCGTTGCTGACGAACCGGCAGATCGTCGCGGAAGAACATTCCTTCGACGACTCCGAGGTGCTGCAGGTCGAGCACGCGAAGCCGGATGGGTTCCTCGAGGTCAAGGAAGGCGCGATTTCTGGCAACAAGATTCTGTTCCGCGACAACCTGGACATGGGACAGGCGCAGCTCGCGTTGCTCCAGGAAGACAAGGACGCGATTCGCCGGGTCTCTGGCCAGGGCAACGAGTCGATGGGGATGCCGTCCGAAGTGCGGAGCGGTCTCGGGATCGCGAAGAAACAGGCGATGGGCAACCTGATTGTGCTTCCGATGCAGAACAATCTGCGTCGGTCGCGCTACATGAAGGCGAAGCTCTCCTACGAGTACCTGAAGCAGTGGCTCACCGAAGAGATGGCCTTTCAGATCACGGACGATCCGAACGCGCCGCGCACGGTGCAAGTTACGAAGGGGCACATCCAGGCGCTCAAAGAGCGGATTTACGACCAGGTCATTACCGAGACGAAGGACTTCACGGTCCTGCGGGAACAGCAAGCGGAAATGCTGCTGCAAGCGATTCCCGCGCTCGCGCCACTCGGGCCCGCGTACATGAAGCTCGGCATCCAGTTGACGGAGCTCCGGGACAAAGAAGGGCTGATGAAACTGATCGATGAACAGTCTCAGCCGCAACCGGAACGGCCAAAGATGACGATCGCCATGGACTGGAAGGAATTCACGCCGGAGATGAAGGCCTACATGGCGATGACGGCGTTCCAGAGCCAGGAATTGGCACAAGTCTTTATTCAGCAAAGCGAAGACCCGGCGTTCGTGCAGAAGATCCAGGCCGAGCTGGCGATCGCGCAGGTTAAGGAAGGCACGCGCAGCCAAGTGGAGCGCGGGAAGATCGATTTTCAAGCGATGCAAACGGCCGTCGAAGGCCGGATGGAAATGCAAAAGATTCGCGACAAGGGCCAGCCCCAGGCCGGGGCGGCGCCTGAACAACCTACGACCGAAGGAGAAGCCGCATGACGACCCCTGTTGTTGAACAGACCCCCGCGAAAGCGGGTTCCCCCGTTGAACCGTCGATTGCCGACGTGCTCTACGCCACGGAACCCGCCCCATCTGCGGACACGTCTGACGTGAAAGAGGACAAGCCCGCACAGACGCAGGATACGGACTCCGCTCCGGCCGCAAAGGCCGATGCGACTCCCCCGGCGGATGGCAAACAAGAGCCTGTGGCCAAGGCTGAAGACAAGAAAGAAGACAAGCCGGATCCAAAAGACGAGCAGCTGAAGGCACAAACCGCCGCGGCTCGGCGATTGGGGAAGGAGAAGGCGGATCTCGAGCGCAGGCTCGAGGAGCAGGCCGCACAACTTGAGGAACTGACCGCGCGGATGAATGGCACCTGGAAGGAAAAACCGAAGCCGTCTGAGGACCAGGTCAAGAAGAAGATCGCGTTTGAGGCGCGTGTGGACGCGACGCGCGCGATTGCGGACCAGGAATTCGGGGCGGACGAGGTCGAGAAGGCGATTTTCGGCGGCAAAGATGCGCCGTGGGTCGCGCTCACCAGCCGGGACGACAAGAAACATCTCTTGGTGGAGGTCTCTGAGCATCCACAACCGCCGGTCGCGGCGATGCGGATTCTCGCTCGGGAAGACTTCATGGCCAAGTACGGCGAAGACCCGCGCAAATGGGAAGACAAAATCGTGGAGGCTGCGAAGCCGAAACTCTTCGCGGAATTCAAAAAAACATTGGAACAGCAACCCGTCGGGAAAGAAGTGCCGACCGTGTCGAATGCTCGGTCGTCCGGAGGGCCGGCCGCACGGAAAGAACAGCGACTTGCGGACCTTCTCTACGACGGGGAGTAATGGAAGGGATTAGACGATGACGACCATCAACACTTCAGTGATGAGCTTGTTAGATCTGGCGAAAAGGACAGATCCGAATGGCAAGCGGACGAAAGCCTCGGCGTTGGTTGAGCTGTTGTCTCAGTCGAATGAGATGCTGGCCGATATGCAATGGCGGGAAGGCAACCAGGATACCGGGCATCGGATTACGGTGCGGACCGGTCTCCCGGCCGTGACCTGGCGCTTGCTCAACCAGGGCGTGACCCCGAGTAAGTCGCTTACGGCGCAAATCGAAGAGAAGACCGGCATCCTCGAAGCCTGGTCCGAGGTGGAAGAGGAAGTTGCGCAATTGGGTGGCGACATCAACGCGAACCGGTTGACCGAGGGGCGCGCATTCCTGGAAGCCATGAACCAGGAAATGCAGCAGACCTTGATTTACGGGAACAGCGGCACCGCTCCCGAGGAATTCATGGGTCTGGCGCCGCGGTATGCGACCAAGTCCGGCGCGACGAACGGCGCGAACGTGATCGATGGCGGCGGAACCGGGAACGACAATACGTCGATTTGGTTGGTGTATTGGGGTGAGAACACGGTCTTTGGGCTCGTGCCGAAGGGCAGCAAGGCTGGTCTTCAGCATAACGACTACGGAATCCAGACAGTCCAGGATGCGACGGGCATCGGGACGGCACGGATGCGAGCGTATCAAGAGCGCTGGCAGTGGAAGGCTGGAATCGCTTTGGCTGATTGGCGGTATGTGGTCCGGATCGCAAACATCGATATGTCGAACCTGGTCGCGCAAGTGTCTGCGGCGGATCTGCTCAAGCTGATGGCGACGTCGACGCATGTCGCACCGACGCAGTCTCTTGGAAAACCGGTGTTCTACATGAACCGGAGCGTGTTTGCCGCGCTGGACTCGCAACGCTTCGATGCGGTGCAAGTCGGTGGAGGCATCACCTACGACAATGTCGACGGGAAGCGGGTCTACTCGTTCCGCGGCATCCCGATCCGCATTGTCGATTCCATCCTGGAGACCGAAGCGCGCGTGGTCTAAGTGGACCATGTGAACTAGCACCAGTACTAGCGAAACGAAAGGACCTGAACCATGATTCTCGATAAACAGAACCAACTGTCTGACTCGCAGGCGCTCACGATCGACGCCGTGTCGACGAATACGATCGACTGCGGCAATCCGACGCCGAAGAACGACATCGGCGGCGGCGAGCCGATGTGCATTGCGGTGAACGTGGAAGTGGCGGCGACAGGTGGCGGGGCGTACGAATTCCGCGCGATTCAGTCGGCCAACGCTGACCTGTCCGCGGCTGACATTTTGGCGGCGGTCTTCCCGGCGGAAGCGACGCTGGTTGCGGGGTATACCTTCGCGATTCCGATTCCGCAAGGGTCGGTGACGAAGCGCTATGTCGGGTTGGCGTTTAACAACGTGTCTGGAACGACTGGCGTGACGGTGTCTGCACACCTGATCCCGGTGAGTCACTTCCAGAACTCGAAACCGTACGCGAAGAACTACACGATCACGGTGTAACGACCGTGGCCGCTGCGGGGCCTTGGCCTCGCGGCGGCTCACACATAAGGGAGTGTGGCTATGCCGCTCAAAACATCATTGTTTTCTCGGGTCGCTGGACGGCTGCGTTGGATGGTCGGAGGTGTGCAGCCGATCGTGTCCGGCGGGTCGAGCAAATGGCACACCTGGCCGGCGGTGACGTCGTTGACCGGTGGGACCGATACCACTCCGGCCTCTGGGACGCGGTTCAGCACCGAAATTTTCGTGCCGTACAACACGATTCTGACCGGAATCGGTTATCTGATCGGGACGGTTGGCGGGACGGATAAGGCGATCGTCGAACTGCATGACGCCGACGGGAAGCTCCTCGCGAATTCTGACCTCGCCGGGGTGACCGTCGGGACCTTGGCGACCTACCAGGAAATCCCGTTTACGGCGCCGGTCGAAGTGATCGGCCCTCAGAAGTACTACCTCTCGGTGACGATGAACGGGAACACGGGACGGCTGCGGACGGTGCCGACGGCGGTGGGCGCGGCGCAAACGCTCACGGCCAAGTCGGCGACTGGCACGTTCGGCACGGTGGGCGATTTGACGGTGCCGACCACGTTCACGGCGGACAAAGCTCCGATTGCCTATACCTATTAACCTCTGAACGAAACGGAGTGAGCTGATGGTCAAAGTCAAAGCAAAAGAAATCCTGTTCGATGGCATGCAGCGTCGTGACATTGGCGAAGTCTTCTACGTGGCTGACATGAAGCTGGTCAGCAAGCGGTCGATGGAAGTCCTCGACGATCATGTCGGCGAAGAGGAAGCCAAGGCTGCGGCAGAAGAGGAAGAAGAGAAGGGTCGGAAGAAAGATAAGTCGAAGCTCGACGGTCGCAAGAAGGCCGACTAACCAAAGGACACACCATGAAGCAGCGTGTGACAGGGCTTCTGGTCGCGGCACTCCTCCTCTTGGGAGGGGTGCCGTGGGCCATGGCTGACGGGAAGGTTCAGCTCCTGCAGTCCGACAAGACGGTGTCGGCGCTCGGTGGAGATGGGGACGCCGCAAAGGTGACCCCCAGCACCCTGTTGTCTGGCGAAGATAAATTGAATTCCGTTTTTCGCATGGAATCGCAATGGGAATACGAGGATGTGGCGGCCTCGCAGACCGATCAGGCCATGGGAGCGACTGGTGCGGCTGGAGACTTGCTGCATGCCCTCAAATGTGAAACCTCCGCCGCCTCTGTTGGTAAAGTGACCGTCAAGGACGGGGCAGGCTCATCTTTCACCATCTTCCTCGCGCAAGGCGCTGCTGCTATGCTCGATAGCCCAGCTCTCGATTGGGTATCAGTCAACGGCGCGTGGAGTGTCACAACTGGTACGAATACGACGTGCAGAGTGAGCGGGAGATTTAGCTAAATGAAACTCTTCACCACCTGCTACACCGTGACGCACACCCCGGAAGAGGCCGCAATCGCAGCCAAGTACGATCTGCTGATCGTCAACCAAGGGGCCTCGCTGCCGTGGCTCGATTCGGTCAAGGCGCTCAAGCCGGGCATCAAGACCCTGGCCTATCAGATTGTGGCGGAGGAGCCTGGCTCCGCGCCTGGACCTGGCAATGCGGTCCTCATGAATGCCACGCGCTGGAGCAACGTGGGCCAAGATCCGTGGCTCATCAATGCAAGCGGCGACATTGCCGCAATCCAGTCAGGTTGGCGCAACCGTCGTCTGTTCGACTACCGGAAACAGGTCTGGAAAGATTCGTTTCGGGACGCTTGCGCCGCGATCCTCTCGGCCTACCCGTTTGACGGGCTCTTTTTCGACAACTGCACCGCCTCGTGGGCCAAGCATCAACCGGCCAACCCAGCAGCCTCGAACGCGCTACAAGAGGTACTGCTCGATATCCGGCGAGCCTACCCATCCAAGTGGCTGATCGGGAATTGTGTGGAAAACTGGATGGGGCTGAATGGCGAAATGAACGAAGGGCGTGTTGGGCAAATTGCTGAACTGACACCAACCGTTGGCCAAGTTGTTCCCAACCTGAATTGCTACTACCTCCCGGCAACGGTAACCACCACGGACGCAGATATTCAAGCGGCCTATAACGCGGTTAAGCCATATGGGGCCTGGTTCGGGGTCCATACGGCAGCCCTATCGTGGCCTCCAATTTTTGACACCTTGGAGACAACCTGATGATACAGCGCATGCTTATTCTGCTGGTTCTGTTAGGTGGCGCTCCATCCACAGTGCTTGCGGCGACTTATTATGCCGATCCAGCTGGAGGGGGTGCGGCCTCATGCGTGGATAACGCGGCAAACGTCTGTACCTTGCAGCGAGCCGTCACGGTTTCCTCGGCTGGGGATACGATTATTGCTGCGAATGGCACCTACGATCTCGGGGCCGCCACGCTGGCTGTCAATAAGAATGTCACGATTGGCCCTGTCACGGCAGGCGCAGGCATCATCACATCCAGCCATGCCACTTCGACCGTTGATCTCACGGCTTCGAACGATGCGAACACACTGTCCTTTGGCGCATTCGATGTCAGGAATACAGGCGGCGCCGGGCAAGTCATGCGGATTCTGACGGCGGCCTACGACGCGACGGTGCAACTATCGGGGACCATCATTCCCGCAGGCGGGGTGAATCGGCACATTCAAGATGCGTGGGTGCGCGGGACAATCAAGCTCACCAATGTGCAGCTTGGAGGCACAATCGGCACGCTGGCGGGGTTCTATTCCGTCACCACGCCGACCTCAGCGAAAAAGATCCAGATCACGGGAGGCTCCTATGTGCTCACCGCGAGTGCGTCGAATACTCCGGCTATTTGGATTGAGCGAGCGGCGGGGGTCTCTGTCTCAGAATGGGTCTACATCTCAAGTCCGACTGTGGGCGTTACGGTCCCATCGGCTCTTGGAACGTCGGCGCTAGGGGTTGGAATCCGGCTGAACCGCATTACGAGCGGAACCGGCTTAACGGGTACTACAGAGCCGCCGATTGTAGAGTATGCGAACGTAACGCTCTCGACGCCGGGGGCGACAGGCGCGGATGCCTTGGGGATTGTGACGAGTAGTACCGATGCCACGGCGGTGGCGGACAATGCGATTTTTCGACACAACACCGTCACCTGCTATGGTCCGGCGGCGCGATGCATCAGCATCGGCACCGATGGCGCAACCGCGTTTAATGCCGCGAACGCGCAGATCTACGGTAATACCGTGACCGGGACCTACTATGATGGCTCCTCAACCCCGCACGGCATTTCGATTGGGCGTGTCAATGGGGGCGTGGCCTGGGGGAATACTGTCAACGGCTTTGCGGTCGGTATCATTACCGCGATCAATCAAGGTGCGGTGGTGACTGGCAATATTATCAAAGGGGCCTACTATGCGCCGCTGTTCTCCAAAGGGAGCGGAGCAACGACGGTACCCATTTTCACCAATAACACGGTGATCATGGACGATGCCCTGTTCGGGGCGAAATTCGGTAACTACGGTTGTCTCGCGGCAGCAATCCAAGGGGCGACGAACAATGCTGGCGTGAGCTTCCGGAATAACATCTGTTACGTGCGAAGCGGCTCTGGGTGGAAGTACGTCGTCGTCGATGCGTCTCAGGCGGCAAGTTTCGATACGAATGACTATTACAGTCTCCCGACGTTATCGACGCCTTGGAGTTATCAGGGATCGACCTATGCGTCGCTGGCGCTGTGGAATGCGGCGGCAACGGTCGGGACGGAACTGTCCGTGAATCCGTACTTCTTCGCGGACAATAACTATCGGTTGAGTGGGACGTCGACGCTCAGGAACGCCGGGCAGTGGGCGACGATTGGATGCAAGGATTTCCGTGGCCGTCCGTGTTACGTGCCGCCGGATATTGGGGCCTATCAATCAAGCTCCGGCGATCCTGCCGGGGCTCGTGTGCTTCGTTAGGTGAAGGGGGACGTATGCGAGCAATGATGCTGGGCCTGTGTGCGGTGGTGCTGTTGAGCGGGTGCGTGACGAAGTATGACGACATTGTGTCGGACTTCCATACCATCCAGGTCGGGCCGATCTGCACCACGGTTGGGCATGACCAACGAAAGTTCAACGCCGAGACCAAAGAGCCGGACGCGTTGACTTGCCGATGCGATCAACTCATCAGCGTGAAGCGCCTGGTCGTGAAGGCGGGTGACTCTCCGGAGGCCTGGAGCTGTCCCGCTCCCGTCAATGAGCAGATGTATCAAACCTCCATTGTGCCGAGCGTCCAGATCTACCGCGCGAGGTCTCTCGCCTCCACCTATGTGCCAGCGGTTGGCGAGATGTTGGGACTGGGAGCTGTCGGCACAGGCCTCGCGAAGATGCAGGCGACGAGGATTACCCAAACGGCCGGAAGTTTCTCGCAGCCGATTAATACGAGCACTTTACTGATCAACGGGAATGTTCCGCCTGGAGTGGCGAGGTAGGAAGGAAGCACCATGGCTGAGGATGAACCGATTTCGACGACCGATGCCCTGATAGAGCTCCGGCAAGCTAGCCGGACGTTTCGCGTGTTCCAGAACGCCGAGAAGGTCTGTGAATACTTATTGGGGATTGAACAGCGGCAGCGTGACGCCGAGCAGAAGCTCGCGGACCTAGAAGCGGAAGGCGCAAAGGTGGCGGAACAGATTGCCGAGCGGACACGGACGGCCGAGCTCCGTGCTGAGGAAATTGAGCAGCGAGCGGCCGATACGGAAAGGCAGATCGCTGACGACCAGGCCAAGGCCGAGCAGTCGATCGCGGACGCGAAGGCGAAGCTGGCGAAGGATGTCGAAGCCGCCCAGCAAAAGATCAAAGACGCAAAGGCCGATCTGTCCGAGCAAAAACAAAAAGTCGTGGACGCGAAAGCGGAACTGGCCGACTTGAAGAAGAAAATCGCCGACGCAAAATCCGACCTTGCTGAGATCAAGGATCAGATCGTGAAGGCGAAAACTTCCATGGAAGGCGTGAAGTGATGCTTCTGCTTCTTGCGGCGGCGCTGATGGCCATGTGGCCCCTTGGGGTCTCTGCTCAAACATGGCCGAATGAGCCAGTGGGATCAGTGGTCGTACTTGACTGCCCCTTTAATACGAAGCCTACCCCCTCCCGCGATCTTTCTGGGTGCGGCATCGAGAACGCCTACAGCGCCGGGTCGATCACGTCCGACGCGACTGCGCCGATTTCCCCGAATAGTGTTTTTAAGTCTGCGATTTCTGCGGGTGCGAATACGGGCGGGTCTCAGCTTAATTACGTCACGCCTCAAGTCTACAATGAAATGTATATGGGGTTGATGTGGCGAACAAACCCAGAATTTTACGGTCGGACAGTGGCTAATAAGCTGTGGTTTATGCGCGGCCCCACCACCAACCATTTTTTTGGGATGAATGGATGCCCCGGGCAAGGACAACCAAACTGTTATATCGAGTTCGGCCACAATACGGGCAGTCTCGACAACAGCCACGCCTGCGCAGCAGACCTCGGCCTTATCTGTCACGCGAATGTCGGTGATCCCACGGTGATTCGTGGGGCATGGACGAAGCTTGAATCGTATATGAAAAAGAGCACCACGGCCACGTCACGCGATGGCATTGTGCGGTGGTGGATCAACGGCGTGCTCGTCGGCAATTATACAAATTTAAATGTCTCTCCCCTTGGAATAAACGAATGGGTCTGGTCTGAAACGTGGGATGGCTTCGTGAATCCGGTGCCGACTGTCGAATGGGCACATTTCATTGACCACTTACATATTAGCATACCAAATTGTCCTGGTTCATGCTCTGTCGTAACGACGGACACCACGCCGCCGAGCCAAGTTACCGGAGTTTCCGTTACGTCGACCACTTCGACTAGCGGATCGTTCTCCTGGGCGCCGTCGTCGGACAATGTGGCGGTGACGGGCTATCAGTTTGAGTATTGCGCAGGCTCAACTTGTACGAATTTTTCGAATTTATTGACGACAAGTACGACGACGATCACGCTGTCGTCATTATCTCCTGGGGTGACGTATAGGTTGCGCGTAAAGGCCTATGATGCGGCTGGTAACGTGTCAACATCATATTCTTCCACATTAAATTTTACGACGAGCGGGGCAGCGCTTCCATCGATCACCGCGGTTGTCCCCGATGCCACTGGGGCAACGGTGTCTTGGTCAGGGTCTCCTGCGAGTATCCGTGTCTCCACGGATACGTTGAACATCGTCGAGCCGATGAGCGCGTTCCCGGTTGCCAGTGAAACGATTGCCCATGTGCAGTCACGATCGGTCGCGGGGAGCGGGTCCAGCATCAGCCTTGCCTATAATTCGAACAATACGGCCGGCAATTTCTTGGCGCTGCGGTTGACGGCGGTTCCCTCGTCTGTTTCCATCTCGAATTGCAGTGATACGCGCGGGAACACATGGGAGCCGGTGCCGAACGCCACAGGCGGCTCGGGCGGGCACCAGGCCATCCGGTTTGCGAAAAATGCGCTGGCTGGTGCGAATACGGTCACCTGTACGTTGACCGGATCGGCCACGGCGTCAACCTTGGATATTTTTGAGAAGAGCGGCGTCGATCGAACTGCCCCATTGGACCAATCAAAACTTACACAGCAAGTCGATCCTGGAACGGGAACGGATGCGGTGTCGTCCGGGTCGGTGACAACGACGGCGGACGGCGAGTTGATCTTAGGGGCAACCCTGCAAGTTGGATCGACGATCTATAGTGCGTCTGGACAGTTTTCGGGAACGCAAGGGCCGATCTGGTACTACCTGGACTCGGTGGGGACGTTGCTGACGTGGGCGGGGTCCTATTGGAGCGGGAGTACGTCATTAAGCATCTGGGATACGGGTGGCGCGCCAGGGCATCCACTCAACGCCGTTCGGCGATGGGTGTCTCCTGCGGATGGGGACATTCGCATTACAGGTGTGGCTGAAAATTATTCAGGATGCTCTGGCCTTAGTAATGGCACCGTCGTAACGATCAAAAAAAATGGCACCACGTTATGGACGCAAGTGGTTCCACCGACGGGGACGGTTCCCTACGACGTGTCGACGACTGTGTCGGCGACAGATGAGATCGATTTCGTCCTGAATCACAACGGCAATCAGACCTGCGACAGCACGCGCTTTGATCCGACGATCACTCTTGGCACGTCCAGCGGGTCTGGCGGAACGACCACGGCGGCAGGAACCGGGTTCTCGCTCCGGCATGCGACGACCAGCGATTCCCCGAGCGAAGATAAGATTCAGACCAATGCGGGCGCGGTGGCGGCGACGTTTACCGGCGCCGATGCGCTGAACGATTTCATTACCTCGATTGCGACGTTCAAGCCGGCCTCGACCAGCATCCGGTATTCTCGCTCCTGGCCAGTCGGGACGAAATTTGTCTGCATGTATCCGCGGGATGCGTTTGGAAACGAGAACACGGACCCCTCTGGCTATCACTGCGATACGGTGACGCCGGCGGCGGATACGGTGGCGCCGGTACGGTCGAACCTGCAGCCGAGTGGAACGCTCGCGGCGGGCACGCCGACGGCGACGATCAGCATCGTGACGAACGAGTTTTCGACGTGCCGCTATTCGACCAGCGCCGGTATTGCCTACGGGTCGATGGTCAATACACTGGATGCGTCGGCCAACGCGCTGTTTCACAGTAAGACCATTTCCGGGCTCTCGAACGGGAACACCTATACCTACTACGTCCGGTGCCAAGACGTCTTTCTGAATGCGAATGCGACGGATAGCACGATCTCGTTCAGCGTCGCGTCGGTCTCCGGCGATGTGGACGTGCCGTCGAAAGTCATTGGACTTCAGGGGATGCCGCTCAATGCGAGCCAGATTTCTCTGACCTGGACGGCGGCAACGGACAACGTCGGCGTGACGGGCTACGAGGTCTATGTTGCGGAATCCGGGGCGGAGTACACCCTCGGGGCGACGCCGTCGACGACCACGGCGATTCTTTCCGGGTTGTCGGCCTCCACGTTGCACTTGATTAAGGTCCGGGCGCGCGATGCGGTCGGCAACTTCGGCGACGATAGCGATGCGATCGTCATTCTCACACTGCCCTCTGATGTGACGGCGCCGAGCGATCTGGTCGGCCTGGTCACGTCGGCGGTGGACTTCCAGGCGCTCGATCTGTCCTGGACGGCTGGGACGGATGATGTTGGAGTGACCTCGACGAATATTGAGCAATGCCGTGGCGTGACCTGTACCGATTTCTTGCTGGTCGCGGCGGTGAAGTCTGGCCAGACCGTCCGGTTGAGTGGGCTCCTTCCGCAAACCACGTACCGATTCAGGGGGAAACATACCGATGCCGCCGGGAACGTCTCGGCGAATTATTCCACGATTATTACCGGGACCACGCTCGCGGTGCCGACGGGCACGGTGACGGCGGTCTGTCCCTGCAAGCATCACCGATGACACTCGTTCAACGACAACAGTTCTTCAGTTACATGCTGGCCGAGCAATTCGGCTGGATGAAGGGCCAAGGGCTCTTGTGGACGCTGGGCGATGCCTGGCGGTCGACGGATGAACTGCTGTGCCCCCATTGTGCGACAGGGGTGACGTACCAGGAACTCCTGAAGGCGAACGGGCGGAGCAAGGTGCGGGTGAGTACGCACAATGACCGATGCGCGATTGATCTTCTGCTCTGGGTCGATGGACGGCTCTCGAATCAGGGGGAGCACTATCGCGCCATGGGGGAGCATTGGGAGCTGATCGGTGGGCGATGGGGCGGGCGGTTTGGGGTGGACCCTGCGGACTATGCGGAGCAAGTCGGCTGGGATCCTGGACATCTGGAATTAGGGGGATAAGCGGTTATGGATAATCCGCTCATTGAGACACAAAAGTCCGTCGCGAGTTTTGGGATCTTCACCTATCTGCTGGTGATGGCTCTCGCTATGGGTGGGGGGATTGCGAATTATATTAGCAAGGTGCGGGCTGGCCGGGCGGGACGGTTTAACTTCACCGAACTCATCGGCGATATGTTTATCTCCGGGTTTGTCGGGCTGCTCACGTTCTGGCTCTGCCAAGAGTCGAACTTTAGTGAGTTTGTGACGGCGATCCTGGTTGGGATCAGCGGGCATATGGGCGCGCGGTTGATCGGGAAGATGGAGCAATTCCTCGGGAAGAAGCTCGACATCCCGAGCGAAAGCGTGAATGTGACGATAAAACGGCACGCACACAAACCGGGAATTTTCTAGGAGGACGTATGCTGGAATTGTTGGGGAAATTATTTGGATCGACGGCGTCTGAAGCGGTGAAGGGTGTCGCCGAGACGGTGGATATGCTCATCAACCGGTGGAAGGCCTCGCCGGAGCAAATCGCTCAGTGGGAGATGGAGAAGGCCCGTCTCCAAGATCAGGCCGCGGCGCGCGACGAAGCAGCGATGATGAAGCTCGAGGAGATCAACGCGGCCGATCGCGCGAACGCTCGCCAGCGGGAAGCCTCGACCGGGGACAAGACTCCCAAGATTATCGCCTTTAGCGTGACGGGCGGGTTTTTCGGGGTCCTGGCGCTTCTCGCGTATGTCGAAGTGCCGCTGGGGACGAAAGAAGTCCTGTACGTGATGGTGGGCTCGCTGGGGACCGCGTGGACCAGCATTATCAACTATTACTTTGGGTCCAGTTCAGGGTCGGCGAGCAAGCAAGCGCTGCTTGACAAAATGCGGAAATGAGGACATAGCCATGAGCATGAAACTAGCACCAGTACTAGTCGCGCTGCTCCTCACGCTCTCCGGTGTGGCGGAGGCGTGCCAGCAGTACCGTGATGTGGTCCATGACCGGAACGGGAACGTCCTGTCTGGGGTCTCTGTCACGGTGAAACGGTCGGGGATCTCCACGGCGACGACGATCTATTCCGATTCGCTGTGTGCCACGATCTCGGCCAATCCGATCACGTCTGGCAGCACGGGCGAATTCATCTTCTACGCGATTGACGGACAGTACGACATTGATATGTCGAAGGTCGGCTACACGTTCATTCCGATCACCGATCTGTCGATCTACGATCCGCTTGGGGAGCATGTGCTCTCCGCGGCGAAATACCAGACCGATGATATTTGCGCCACAGGGACCGGGGCGATTGATCAGATCGGGGCCACAGTGGCGACGCTGCTTGTCTCCAGGCCGATGTCGTGCGGCTCCATCAAAGTCGTGCCGACGACGCTGACACTCGCGTTCGATGGGCAGGGTGACATTACGACGAACTCGCCGGCCTCGCTGACGGTGAACGGGCCGGTGCGGAACCTCCATGGGCGGCAAGTCTGGAAGGGCACGGGCACCTATGCGTTCGGTTCACTCGCGGGGCCGAATCCCTACGGCTATATCGGGCTCGTGACGCCGACCTATACGTCGACGGTGTCGATCAATGCCGCGGCCGGGAAGACGTTCATTCTGACGGCCTCCGATACGAATCCCTTCACGATCGCCGCGCCGACGAATCCGGCCTATGGGCAAGAGATCCGGATCACGATCAAGAACACGGCCGGCGGGGCACTGGGCACCGCGACCTGGAATGCGGCTTATCACTTGGGCGCCTCCTGGACGCAGCCGGCGGACACGAAGAACCGATCCATTACGTTCTATTTCGACGGCAACGCCTGGATGGAAGTGAACCGCTCGGCGGCGGATGTGAGCAACTAAGGAGGCGGCATGCCTGGTGCAATTCCCGCGGCGAGTACCTACCTCACCATCACCCGCGACAAGCTGATCGAGATGGCCTACAAGGCGATCGGGGTCCTCGAGCCGGGGCAAGTCCTGGACGGCGAGCAGTTGAACGACGGTGTGTCGGTCCTGACGATGATCGTCCGGGAAGTCGACGCCTCCCAGAAGTGGCGCTGGACGATCGACGAAGCCGTCCATATCCCGCTGTTGAGCGGGGTCTTTCTCTACACGATCGACAACGGCCTCCCCTCGAATATCACCGAACTGATGAGCGCGACCTACCGCGACGGGGAGGGGAACGATACCCCGCTCGCAACGCTCAAGGCGGAGCGGTGGGAAGAGATCCGGGAGAAGACGCAGTATGGGACTCCGAAGGCGGTCTATCTGACCGATCACTTGGACCTCTCTCGGCGTGAGCTCTACGTGTGGCCGACGCTGGAAACGGTCGTCGCGCAGTCACAGATCGACGGGCCCTATCGCTGCACGCGGACGCATACCTCGAAGCTCAACAACGAGCCGATGAGTGGGGCCAATGCCAAGATTTACTGGGAGTCCGGTGGAGAAGGTGGCGATCCGTGGGCGATGGGCGTGGAGTATACCGCTCCGCCACAGATCCGGCTCCTGCATAAGCGGCCACTGATCGACTTCCTGACATCCGGCGATAACCCCGACTTTCCCCTCCCGTGGCCACGGCTACTCCTGTATCGGCTCGCGTTCGACCTGGGAGACTTCTACAGCATCCCGCTCGCCGAGCGGAAGCTGATGATCGACAAGGCGAAAGGCGCGTTCGATGACATCCATCCGTCGGTGAAGGTGAAGACGAACCAGATCCACAACAAGGTGTCCTACTTCTGATGGGCATTGACTCGCGTGAATTCAAAGATTTTCCGCTGATCGAACAACCGTTCGAGAACGTCGAAGACGTCCAGGTCGACCAGTGGGCGTCGACGATCATGGACTTTCTGCCGGTCGTCGTCGAAGGCAAGATCCAGCTAGTCAAGCGTCCTGGGTTGACGCCGTGGATTAATCTCGGAACCGGGCTCCCGATCGACGGGCTCTTCTGGTGGGACCGGAAGAATTGTGCCGTCGCCGTGAGCGGTGGGCGGGTGTGGAAGATCCTTGACAGTGTCGGGACGCGGGTCGAGCTGATGGGGTCCAGTGAATTGCGGTCGTCGTCGCTGGTGAAGTTTGCCACGGACGGGAACCGGCTGGTGATGGCGAACGGCGGGCGCATGGTGCATACGGAACTCACGTCGCTCACCACAATGGCGGACGGGCAAGCGCCGACGAACGTGACCCACGTCGCGACGATCGACGGGTATCTCCTGGCCAACGTCGCCGGCACAGGGCAGATTCAATTCAGCAGCTTCGATGACTTCTTGAGCTGGGTCTCGCTGGATTTCGTCTCAGCGGAGGCGAAGCCGGACGATGTGGTCGCGATCGACGAAGCCTATCGGGAACTGATCGCCGTCGGGCGGGAGTCGGTCGAATTCTTCCAGAATGACGGCGTGTCGCCATTCTCTCGGATTACCGGCTCGGCGCAACCGTTCGGGACCGAAGCCCCCTATAGCTTGGCCAATGTCGGCGGGATCTGGATCTGGCTCTCCCACCAGCGGGAACTGGTCATGATGCAGGGTCGGGCCGTGACGCCGGTCTCCAGCCCGTTCGATAAGATCATTCAAGAATTCGTCTCTGTGAACGACGCCGTCGGCTATACGACGATGATCAACGGCCATGCGATCTACCTGCTGAATTTCCCCACGGCTGGACAGACCCTCGCGTTTAACTACAAAACCAAGGTGTGGCACAAGTGGGGCTACTGGGATACGGAGCGGGCGCGCTATGGCCGGTTCCGTGGACAGACGTACGCCTATGCCCGGGCCTGGAACGCGCACCTGGTCGGCGATTACAGCAACGGGATCATCTACAAGGCCAGCCGGTCCACATTTACCGATGACGGGAATCCGATCCGGAGCCTCCTGCGGACAGGCCATATCAGCCATGGGACCTCGGGATCCAAGCGGTCGAATCTGATTCGACTGAAAGCGAAGCGCGGGCTCGCGAACGAGGCCTGCGCGGATCCGCAACTCTCGATGCGCCGGCGGGTAAACAACGGCGGCAAGTGGACGAACGAACGCTGGAAGAGCCTCGGGAAGACCGGCGATCACGTCAATCATCTCGACTGGCGCCGGAATGGGATCTATCAGACACAGCAGCTTGAATTTGTGCATAGCGATCCGACGGACTGCATTCTCATGTCCGGGCAGGAAGACGTCGAGTATTTGGGGCAATAAATGGCGCGCAAAGTCCGACAACCGCCGACTGTCTCTGAGAAGGACAACTTTCGCGCGCGGGAAGCGTTCGACAATTCCGTTGAAGACCTCCTTGAACTGGTCGGCAACGTGACGCAGACCGTTGGCGTCATTGGCCCTGGAGCGAGTGCCACGGTCTCGGTGCCGGTCCCTGGCGCGAAGGCCGACGCGGGGATGACGGTGCAAGTCGGGGTGCCGTCGTCGATGGATAACGGAATTATTTTTCAGGGGAAAGTCAGTGCTGATGACTTAGTACTAGTACTCCTCTATAATCGCACCGGGTCACCGATTGACCTCCCTGAATCTACCTACCATGCGAGGGCTATGCCGTGAGCGAGTTTGCTGACGTGAACCTCTCCCAAGTCGACGGCATCTGGATCAAGCAGATGCACTTCCCGAAGGCTGGCATGATCGCCCAGACCCACGCGCACAGCTTCGATCATCAAACTCTTGTGACGAATGGCCGATTGCGCGTGACGGTCGGGGACGATGTCGCCGAGTATGCCGCGCCTCAGATTATCGTGATCCAGGCCGGCGCGCTCCATCGCCTCGAAGCGCTCGAAGACCACACGGTCGCGTATTGCATTCATCAAGTCCGTGACGATGTGCCCGTCGTCGAAGGCATTCCGAACAACGACTTGTCTTATCTCGCGTAAGGGGGAACGACGATGCCAGCACTCATGCTAGCTGGGGGAACTGCACTTCAAGCCGGCGGCTCGATCTTCAGCGGGATCATGGGCAAGTCGGCCGCGAAGAAGCAAGCCGAGGCGATTCGTATCGCTCAGGAAAAGGCGACCGGCGCCATCGAGAAGTACAACGACAAGGCGGCGGGTGAATTGCGGTCGTTCCGAGAGCGCGGCGACACCGCCGGCGGGACGCTCGCTGATCTCCTGTCTGGCAAGCTCGATCCGGATACGGTGCTCAAGGCCAGCTCGCTCTATAAATTCCAGGAACAGGAAGGTACGAAAGCGATCAACCGGCAACTCAAGGCGCGTGGGCTGTACGGCTCTGGGGCTGGTCTCGAGAGCCTGCAGAAGTTCGAGAGTCAGCTTATCGGGGAAGAAGGCGACAAGCAGTATAACCGGCTCTTCCAGCTCTCAGAGCAGGGCCGCATGGCCGGCTCGCAGATCGCGGGGCTCGATGCCCAGGCTGGCAGCTCGATTGCAAACATTGAACTGCAAGGCGGGATGGCGCGCGGCGGCACCCTGGCTCAAGGGGACAACGCGATGGCGCAAGGGATCAACGGTGCGCTCCAAGCTGCAGGCGGTGGGGCGATGCAATACATGAACTACAAGATGCTCGAGCCGATTCTCGCGAAGCTCGGCGGTGGGACGGGCGGCGATAGGCAGGCGGGCGATGTCCAGGAAGCGCTGGGACGCAGCATCCAAACGGCCTCATCCGAGCAGTGGTATCAGGACAACTTCAATATGGCTGGGATGTCTGGGCCCGTGAACTGGGCGAGCAATCCGTACTAGGGAGACGTATGGCTGGAGGCATGCTGGATCTCGGGCAAGTGGCGAACCTCGCGATGGGGGTTAGTCGGCTGACGCTGGCCGAACAGTCACAAAAGCTGCAGGAGCAACGGCTCGCGACGCAAGAAGCTCACTACGAAGAGACGGCGGAACTCCAGCGGAACGCGCAGAAACTCGACGCCGAGAAAATGCGTCAGACCGCGGCGATTAAAGGCTCCGACGAGATCGACAAGATCATGGAGCATCCGACTGTGGCCACGAACCGCGGGAAGCAGGTTCAGCTGCTCAAAGCGAAAGCGACGATGCTCGAGCAAGGGCTCGGGGTCAAGATCCCGATGCCCGATGATGATGAGCTGATGGGCGGCTATGAGTCGATGGACCGGCTCATTAAGACGATTCGGGAAGGCACGCCGGAAGAGCGGATGGTTGCGGCGACGAATGCGTTTGCCTCGAATCCGAAATACTTCTCCAAAGTCTTCGATGACATGAAGAAGGCCGGGGACCTCAGTACCCACATGGAGGAACTGCAGATCAAGATGGATCTGCACAAGACGCAGCTCCAGGCCTTGAATCAGAAGACGGCAAAAACCTCGCTCCAACAGAATTTCTATACGCAGCATGTCAGCGCACTCGGGGCGACGTCGTCGCTGCAGTCAGACCCGCGTTTTGCCGAACATCTCCGGAAGATGCAGTCCTTCACCCAAGAGAAGGCGCGCGGCATTTACCTCGACATGCACCCGGACTTTAAGGAGGCGTGGGACAAGAAGACGCAGTCCGAGCTGGCCACACTGCCCGCGATTACCGATGCGCTGAAGGAAGAGATCGACGCCAAGTGGGACGCGATCCGGCAGGCGCAAGCCCGGGACGGTGAGGCCCCGAAGGAACTGGTCGACGAAGTGGCGGGGTATGAGTCGGTGTATGCCGCACGGCAGGCGCAGGCGGCGTTCCTCGCCGATCCGTACAACAAGCAGAATTGGAAGAACCTCCGGGCGGCAGAGCAGAACGTTCAGGTGTTGAACGGCCGGACGGGCAAGCAGCTCTCCGACATTGCCGACCAGCGGACGCAAATCATGCAGACCAAGCTGGACAATAAACAGCAGACCGGCCTGGCGGAATCGCTTCTCGAGGAATCGTTCATCAACCATCTGAACGACGGCAAAGATGATAATCAGGCGCTCGGGGCGGCGATCAAAGACGTGCGGAAGCAGTACCCCGGCGTGCCGTTCGACGCGACGAAGATCGTCAACCCGAGTAAGAAGGGCCGGTCGGAAATCTCGATCAAGATGCCGTCGGAGACGGTCAGCGCGAACCTGAAGCAGATCGACGCCGGGCAGGGTGTCTTAGACCTGGCCGATGAGATGCTGGAACGGATCGAGAAGAACCCGTCCATCGTCGGGAAAGGCGCGGCGTTCAGCAAAGGGATCGCCGGCTTCGGGCAGCAGTTTCGGGCCCTGGTCGGGGCGGATCCTGGCGCCTCACGGTTCCTCAATACGCAGACCCGTGATGAAGCGGAATCCTTTCAAGAGATGCTGGTCTACCTGCAGGCGAAGACGATGGATCCGTCCGGCGCGTTGGACGTCAAAGTCATTCAGCACGCGCGGGAAGTGATCGGGGACTTGAGCGGATGGACGACCGGCTCTGAACAGATGCGGAACAAGCTCCGGACCTTGAAGGAGAGTGCCGCGCGCAGTATGCGGCGGGCGCGTCAGCACATCCGTGACGGGCAGGCGGGCAACTTCAATTCCTACCTCGGGGACGCTCCCGCGCAAGGCGGGCAGGATGCGCCGGCTCAGGCGCCGAGACCAGCCCAGAAGAGCATTGCCGAGATGAGCGAATCCGAAGTGATGAAGGAACTCCTTGAGAGTCTCAAATAATGCCAGGGAAAGCGTCCCTCAATTTCGACCAGCTGATCAGCGCAGCCTCGGCGCGGCATGGCGTGCCGGAAGCACTCGTCCGTGGGGTGATCAAGCAGGAGTCCGGCGGCGACCCGATGGCGGTGTCGAACAAGGGGGCGCGTGGCCTCATGCAGTTGCTCCCGTCAACCGCCGCCGACATGGGCGTCCAGGACGAATTCGACCCCGCACAAAATATCGACGGCGGGACCAAGTATCTCGGGCAGTTGCTCAAGCGATACGACGGCGATCACGAGAAGGCGCTCGCGGCCTACAATTTCGGCATGGGCAACGTCGAACGGGGGCGTCCGCTCCCCGACGAAACCAGAAAGTATGTGGCTAACGTGACGCAATTCGCAACAGAAGCCGGCGGGCAGGACGTCTACCTCTCGAACCAGCAGAACAAGAACAAGAAGGTCCCTCCCGAGGACAAGCAGAACTATCGGTCTCAGCCCGTGGACGGTGAAAACAGCGGGTCCACATTGCCGGTGAGTTATGTCCAGAAAGACCCTCCGAAGCCCGTTGATCAAGCCGATCGGCAAGCCCAGATCATGCAGCGGATGGAGGAATTCGTCCGGTCTGGGAAGGCCGACGAACGGCAAACCGCGCTCTTCAATCGGGCGCGGCAGCTCAAGGGCTTGGAACCGGTGTTGCCACAGAACCAGAAGGTGACGCCTCCCGAGGCGCAGCAGAACATGACGCCGGGGATGCGTGAGCTTGGGCTCGCGGCGACCGGGTTCAACCATGGGATCGGCAGCGTCGTCGACCTGTTCAATGAAGGGATGAAGGGCCTCGGGCTCCCGATGAGCGATGAACCGTTCATGGGGACGGCCTGGATTGATAAGCATCTGGACGGGGCCCAGTTCCGGCCGGCCTCGCTCTGGGAGTCGATGCTCCAGCGATCGGGGTTTGAGGTCGGGGCGAACGTGCCGCTGTTGGCTGGGGCGGAAGTGATCCGCGGGGCGACCACGGCGGGGCAGGCGGCGGTCTCGATGGGGAAGCGGGCCCTGGCGGCAGGCGAAGCTGGCGCGAATCCCGGTTCGCTCTACGAAGCCGTGCGGAATATCCCGCAAGCGATCGTGGAACAACTCCATGCGGTCGGGCCGGCGAAACTCGCCGCGATTGAAACCGCACTGGCAGCGGGAGCGGGTGCCGGGGCGGATCTCGCCTCGAAAGTGTTCCCGGAAGGCGGACGGCTGGCCGAGTTTGCTGGGGAAGTGATCGGCTCCTTTGCGCCGTCAACCGTGATGGGGATGATCCGGAAGGCACGCGAAGCCGTGCATACCGGCGCGCGGGTGATCCTCGGCGCCGAGACCGAAGCGGAGACGAAACGGCGACTCGGGCAAACCCTCGAGCTGGCGGCGAAACCGGAAGACGTGCAAGCGGGAGTCACGCGAGCTGCGGAGCTGCGGCAAGAAATCTCGCCCGGGGCTGGTCCTGATGAAGGGCTGCGCCTCTCGGCCGGGGAAGCGATCCCGCAAGGTAGCGTGTCCGATACGCAGCTCGCGTTCGAGAAGTCCAGCCCGGCGGCACGGGCCAAGTCGCGCGATCGGCGGACGCAGAATATCGACGCCGTCTACAAATACTTCAACGAGACCGAACCGAAGGGCAATACGACGAACCTGGTCGAGGCCCTGGAAACGCAACGGCGGACGCTGCTGGAGGCCGGTCAAGCGGATGTGGCGAGGACGCAAACCCGGATCGATGCGATCCGCGGGGACATTTCCAAGCGCGCGGCGGCACTTCTGGAAGACCTCGAACGCCGCATGCAGAAGGCCGACGCCACGATCGACGCCAGGCTGCGGGCCCTCAATCCCATGCTCTCGAATAAGCAACGCGGAGAAGTCATCCGCGGGGCCTACCTCGAAGAAGTGGGGAAATTCAGGGAACGCTCGGCGGCGGACTATCGGGAGCTCGACCAGCTCGGGCACGCTGAACTACCGGTTACGAACACCATCCAGAAGCTCGGCGACATTCAGGCGCAATTTCCTGAACAGATGCAAGTGATCGCCAAGATGAATCCCCGTGTGGCCACAGTCTTAGGGGACATGGGGCATGACTACGAGCTCATGATGCGAGCCGAAAAGGCGATGGCGGATCTCGAGATTCGCGATGCCTCTGGGCCGGGGTTCCGGAATCTCGACGACTTGGGGCGACCGGTCGACGGGCTCAAGCGGGGCACGCCGCAATGGTACAAGGACCTCACGATTAAGCTGACGGTCAAATCGAAAGACCACCTGGATCCTCGGACGGGGAAACCGATGGACGACGTGACGCGGACCTCGTCGTCGCGGGATCAGATCGACGCCGCGCTCAAGGACCTCGCGGCCGGCAAGCGGCCGTCCGGTGAGGTTGCGGAAGAAGTGGCGACACGGATCAGGGGCGATCAGGAATTCCTGAAGACCCCGTATTACGAACCGGTGATGGAAGAGCTCCTGAACACGCCGTCGGCGAGCCTCAAGGATCTTCGACAGGTCCGGTCAGACCTCCTCACGATGGCGCGCAATGCCCGGGCCGGCGACAACCGCGTGCAGAGTTATGTGCTCCATGAGCTGACCGGCGCAATCGATGGTGACATCGACATGCTCCTCCCTGGCGCCTCGAAGTTTGCGAAATTCTATCCGGACCATGGCACGCTCTACCGGAACATTTCGGCTGACTACCGGGCAGGAATCGAGACGCTGTACAAGGGCACGGCGAACAAGCTCCGTCGCGTGAACCGATACGGGGACTATACGCAGGATGATGAATCGGTGCCGGGGCTGTTCTGGAAGAACGAGACCAGCATCAACGACTTTCTCAAAGCGTTCGAGAACCAGGACATGGCCAAGATCGCACTCCGAGACTATGCCCTGAAGGACTGGACGGACAAAGCGATCCGGCGCCTCCCTGGCGGCCGGCTGGATGTGGACGCCGCGGCCTCGGCGGAATGGCTTCGACAGAACCAGGACAAGCTGAAAGCGTTCCCGGATCTCCAGACGCATTTCACGGATGTTGCGGCTATGCAAGAGCGGGCCGACAGTCTCCGAGAGCAGGTCTCCGCCTATCAACAAGGGAAGAAGGGGCAAGAGCTCCTGATGCGTCGCGTCGAAGCCGAACGCCGTCCGGGTGACTTCACGCCGCGCGACATTGCCGACGCCGAGGCCGACCTGAAGCATGTCCAGGATGTGGCCGAGCGAAACCTCCACGACTGGCAGGGCAGCAAGGCGAGTTTGTTCCTGAAACAGAATGCCCAGGATGTGGGCTATCTGATCGCCACAGGTAAAGAGCCGCTGAAGGAGTATGACAAGGCGCTCGCCTTGGTGAAGCACGATCCTGACGCCGTGGCGGGGCTCAACAAGGCCATTTGGGAAGGGCTCGTCGAAAAGATTCAACCGAAACTGACCGGACTGACCGGCGAGATGAACCTCGGGGTGTTTCACAAAGAGCTCCAGCGGTGGATCGAAGGCAACGGGCAGATCATGGAGCGGGTACTCGGGCCGGAAGGCATGGCCCGGCTCAGGACCACGGCGGAAGCCGTGCAGAAGATTTCGAAGGGAGGCCGAGACCGCTCAGATACCGCGATCAATCTGCAAGTGCAGGCCGCGCTGGCGAGTACCTTGGTCTCCCGTACCTGGGCCACACTGACGGGGCGGGTGCCGATGCTCTATGGCGGCGGTGAGCGCGCGGCGAACTTCCTGATCAAGACGTTTGCCCGGATGACGGCCAAGCAGCAGGAGGCGATCCTCCTGGAATCGTTCTTCGATCCGAAGGTCTACCAGACCCTTGTCAATGCCGGCACGTATGGACCGGATAACGCCATGGTCCGGCACCAGCTGCGGCTGCATCTCTACAATCTCAGCGAACTGCATGAGGACCAGCCGTGAGTACGAACGCGCAATTCCAGACCCTCGGGCCGTTCTTCGATGGTGGGGTGCTGCAGAGCGGCGTCAAGGTCTATCACTATGAAGCCGGGTCGGTCGGATTCAGTTCGCCAAAAGACATTTGGCAAGATCGCTCGAAGAGTATCGTGCTCCAGAATCCCTACCAGGGCGACGCGCGCGGACTCCTGTCGTTCTTCGGCGATGGGCTCTACAAGCTGATCATTGCGAAGGCGACGTCGACCGGGCCGACCAGTGAAGTCCTGTATACCTGGGACAACTTCTCGATCCTGGATACCATTCAATCCGTCTTCGAGGAAGGCGACGCAGTCACCGCGGCGTCGACGATCAACGTCGGGCCTGGCATTTGGACGCATATCATCGGGAGCGCGCCCATCGCACAGATCACGGGCGATCCGCCGTTCCAATGGCTGGCGTTCGATGTCGACCAGACCATGACCCATTCCGCGAATCTCATTCTGCCGAACGCCAAGCCGCGCACCTTTCGGACGGGCGATGTGGGCTTCTTCTTGAACGAAGGGAATAACGCCTGGCGGCTGGCCATGCACTATCAGGGAGCTGAAGGCCATTACGAGGGGCGGATCGGCAGCACCTATCCGGCCTTGGCCACACTCGCGATCCCGGCGGATGGGGACTTCGTCGACATTGGAGGGACGGACCTGGACATTACCGCACTGGCCTCCATGCCGGCGGGCTACCACTTCATGGCACGGTTTACCGGCTCCGGCGTCCAGCTCATCAACAGCGCGTCGCTCATCTGTCCGAACGGCGACGACTATCGGCTGTGTACGAACGAGATCGTGGAGTTTCGATCGCTGAGTCTGGGGGTGTGGCTCGTGGCGTTTCGGTCTGGACCGACGCTGGCGCCGTCTGACTTCAAGGGGAAATTCGCGACGACGGCCGACGATGGGTTCCTGTTCCCCGTCGGCACGGCACTCGTGGCCTCCAGGTATCGGGCCCTGGCGAAGAAATGTATTCCTTCTGCGGTGACGCTCGGCACGTCTGGCACGTCGCTCGTAACCGCGACCTTCGACAACGCAACAGAAATCTGGACCAGTGTCACGCATGGGCTGATCGATGGGGACATCGTCCAGCTCACCAACTCCGGCGGCGCGCTACCCAGTGGGTTTGCGGTGGCGACCGTCTATTACGTGATCAATGCGACCACAACGACCTTCAAGCTCTCGCTCACGCGCGGCGGGGCGGCGGTGAACGGAACGACGAACGGGACTGGGACGCATACGGTGCACAATAAATTCCAGCTCCCCGACGTGCGCGGACGGTCCATGGTGCCATTGGACAACCTCGGCGGCGTGGCAGCGAGTGTCATTACCTCAGCCTCCCAAGACGGGGCAAACGCGATCATCCTCGGTGGGAAATTCGGACGACAAACGACGGCCGGCGGCTCGGCTGGGTTCCATATTGGCCTTGAAGCCACGGAATGGGATGCGAGCAATACGCCTCCGTCTATGGCGATTGGAGTACAGATTCGATGGTGATCTCATGAGCGGGCTGGCACAGTTCCTCCTATTGGGACCGTTCTTCCACGAAGGGCAGCTAGTCCCCTCGCCGAAGCTCTACCACTATCTGCCTGGGACCACGCAAGAGAAGGTGGCCTGGATGGACCGCGGCAAAGCGATCACCGCGGCAAATCCCATTGAAGGCGACGCGAACGGGCTCGTGTATGGCTATTTCTCCGGGGTCTATAAGCTCGTCGTCAAGACGCGCGACGGGAGTGTGACGCTGTTTCAGGCTGACGGCGTCCAGATCCTCGACGTGGTCGACGAAGATGTGCCGGCGACGGTTCGTCCAGAAGACAATGAAGGGGAAGCCTCGAGCTCCGTCGACAATACCGATCCGATCACGGCGTCGATTGCCGATCTGCCGGCCGCTGGTGGCACGATGCAACTGGGCCCTGGAGACTATCTCTTCAGCGGCACCCTGAACTGTGGCAGCAAGCATATTATTTTTCAGGGCGCCGGGATGGATGCGACGTTTCTGACCATGACCGCGGCGAGTAACCTACTCCATGGGATCGTGGGAACCGGGAGCATTCTCCTTCGTGACCTGACCCTCCGGACGCAGAGCGCGTTGACCAGCGATCAAAGCATGTATGGCGTCCGGCTCAATCTGGACGGGACCGGGATCACGGGCGGGCGTCGGATCCATGTCTCCCATTGCCGGATTGACGGCTGGAACGGGCCCATCTACTGCGACGGCGGGTCCGGCTATGGGATCGAACTCGCGTCGGTTGAACACTCGTTGGTGCGCAGCGGCGGCGCGCCGGACACGCATCATAACGGATCGGCGATCATCATGAACCGTGTCCAGGACGGGTTCATCGGACACAATAACGTCGACCAGAACAATACCGGCGAGCATGGAATGTACTGCTTCGCGAACCGGAGCCTGAGCCTCGTCCGGAATACCGTCAAGAACGCGACCATTGCCACATGCCAGGCGGTGAAGGTGGTCGGCGACGGGGTATCGTCGACAGGGCAGTTCCGCCGGTGGCGGATCCACGATTTGGACTTCGACAACTGCCGGCATGGGGTTCTCTTCGGGACGTTCGGGACGGAGCGGGTCGACGTCGTTGAAGCGCAGAACGTGACGGGGAGCAATATCCCCGGCAGCTCCTCGATCCTCGGGGGACTCGTAACCATCTCGGTCGCGGGGACCTCCATCATTGATGTGGCGCGCTTGATCGGCCTGAAGGGGACGGAGCTCGGTTTTCAAGCGGTGCATTTTACCGGCGGCGGCGGGGCCAAGGTGCGCGCGGCAAAGATTGACATGCTCACGCTGTCAGGATGGGGCCGCGATTCAAGCGGGGCCTATACCGCCTTGGGGGCATCGGGCACGGCGCAAGTGGTCGACGTGCTGGAGCTCGGCACGATCACGGCTGACGGGGGCGGCGATGGCCGGACCATCTGGACGCCAAACGGATTCGGGGGCTACGGCACGGAAAAGATCGGCAAGCTTCGGATCACTGGGGAGTTGACCGAAGCGAATACGACCTCGCCGAGTCCGATCCCCTCCATCGAGCCTGGTGTGGCCACGCCGGACCTCCGCTTTGGGAAGAAGTACCTGCTCACGAATCCGAGCGCGCAGAACGTGACGGGGTTCGAGAGTATGACGGTGGGCGAAGAGTATGAATTCGAAGTCACGAACGGGAACACGACGCTCAAGGAAGGCGCGAACCTTCGCATGTATAATAATACGGATTGGGCGCCGGCTGCGACCGATGTCTTCAGATGCAAAGCCTCCACGGCCACTGCGGCAATCGAATCAGGACGCAGCGACAATACCTAGAAGCAATTCGTATAGACACTCCCGCCGATCTGATTATCGAAGCACGTCATCCTTGGCCCATAGGTCGGCTGGGGCGCGGCCGAAGCCGACGGCGCCTTGAAGATCGGCCCTCCGGACAGGGCCAACCCCAAGGCTTGCAGCCGTGCGGCCTCCAATCGAATCCGCTGATCAGGCGTCAGGGATCGTTCCCACGCGGCTTGCTCGATGTCCGCTTGACGACTCGCTGCCGACTGGCAGGAAACCAGCGTGCTCAGGCACAGCAGGAGCAGCATACAGGCTCTCATAGGGAATCTCCTTTCGTAAGACCCACAGCGCGTCGGCGTGGTCCTGGAGTGCCGTCGCGATTCGTTTGTACTGCGTCCGCATGTAGATTTCCGTGATGCTGTTGGGCCGATGGTTCAAGACGGCTTTGACCAGCATGACGTCTTTCGTCTGCTCATAGACTCGCGAGCCCACGGTTCGACGAATATCATGGAGCGTCAAGTCTTGCAAGCCCGGACCCTTTCTGAAGATCCCCCAGGCTTTCTCGGCGCCACAGCGGGACCAGCAGCGGCCGTACAGGCCCATGAAGACATAGTCCCCGTCGCGTGGCATGGATTCGAGTGCCGCGATCGCCTGGCGGGACAGCGGGATCCGCTGCGACATGCCGTTTTTCGTGGTCGGCTTGAACCAGATCCCTTGCACGAGGTCCACATGCGCCCACTTCATCTGCCGGGCTTCACTCATGCGGCATCCGGTACAGAAGAGCATGGTGAGAAACGTATCGAGCTTCTGGCTGGCAAAGCCGAGATAGGTGAACAGCTGAACGAGATCGAGATCGCTGAAGATGCGCTCCCGGCTCTCCTGCCGATGGCGCTGCACGTTGGCCGCGGGATTCTCGCCTTCCCATAGGGCCCTTTTCCCGGTGGCATCTCCGTTGCGCTGGGCCCAATTGTACATAGCCTTGAGAAAGCCCAACGCCTTATTTGCATGGGCCGGCGTGTACTCAAGTCCATCGTGCCACGTCTTCAGCTCGAAGCAGGTCTTGTGCTCCGTCCAGGACGAGAAGAGCTGCTTGAAGAGCCGTCGATAGTAGGGATACGAAGACTTCTTCAAAAGATGCTGTTCAAAATAGAACGCTGCCAATTCTTGAAATGTGATCATGGAACGATCCTCTCTTGAGTGCCTCTCGCTCGCCCTGCAAACGCAAGGCGTTTCGTGATGAGATTACCGTACAGTGCCAGTACTGTCAAGCTCTTTTTCGTGTCACGGAATACGTACATCGCCTAGGGCAGAAAATAGTTTCATTTCAGGCTTGACATTCTCTAGTGCTAATACTATATTGCGTTCGCCTTGCATATGCAATGCACAAACGGAGGCGAACATGAAGAAACCGATCCCAGTGATGAAGAACTTCACCATCCGGCTCCCCGACGTACAGATCAAACACATCAAGAAACGTGCCAAGGACCAGCGACATTACAAAATGTCCGAAGTGGTTCGGCGCCTGGTCGACGCCGATATGACTCAACCCACGAACTAGCACTAGCACTAGGAGGTGTGATGCCGTACCGTATTGTCTTTCTCTCGTGCGTCTGCCTGTGGGCGTTGTGGGTGATCTACGAAGTGGCCTGCGAAACCTGGAAGAAGATCGTCTTGAAGCGTCGGCAGCAACGGCTACAGATCGAACGGCTCTGTGCCCATGGACTCCTCTGGAAGGTCTCGCGATGAGCTGTCACGTCTTTCTCGCCGACAATCTCCTCGCAATTCAGGCGCCCTACTACATGAAGGATGTCTGTAAGTCGATTCCTGGGGCGCGCTGGAAGCCCGAGCTCAAGATGTGGACGTACCCGGCGACGCCATCGGCCGCGCGACAGATCTTCTTGACCTTGCCACATGCCGAGAGCTCCTGGACGGATGACGCGAAGGTGCTGCTGGCCGAGGCCCATCGGATGGACCAGGCTCAAGCGCACAAGACGGCGGATGATCTGCCGGCGATCCCCTGCACGAAGACGACACCATGGGCCCACCAGCTGCGCGCCTATCATTACGCCTGGAACCTCGACGCCGTGATGCTTGCGCTTGACATGGGAGTGGGCAAAACAAAAATTTCGATCGACCTCGTCGTCAATAAGGAGTGGCAGCGGACGTTGATCCTCTGCCCGAAGTCAGTCGTCCAGGTGTGGCCGTCTGAATTTGCCCGGCACGGTGGCCGGCCGGTGGGATGCCTCCCGCTGGATGACGGAACAATGGGGGGTCGCGCAAAAAAGCTCGTCGCGTTCCTCGATCTGCAGCGTGCGCGCCATCAAGCCGCGGTGGTGATCCTCAACTACGACGCCGCGTGGCGTCCAGGCATGGCCGAGATTCTGCTCAAGACCTCGTGGGATGCCGTGATCCTGGATGAGTCCCATCGGTGCAAGGCGCCAGGGGGCAAGGCTGCGATGTTCGTCTCCCGGCTCGGCGACAAGGTCCCCCATCGAATCTGCCTCACGGGAACGCCGATGCCACACAGCCCGCTCGATTGCTACGCGCAATATCGGTTCCTCGATAAGGGGATTTTCGGGACCAGCTTCACGGCTTTTCGTGCGCGGTACGCCAAGATGGGCGGGTTCGGGAACCGTCAAGTGCTTGGTTATGAGAATCAAGATGAGCTCCAGAAGCGGTTCTATTCGATCGCCTACCGGGTGAAGTCGGAAGACGTGCAAAGCCTCCCCGAAGCCGTCGACGTGGTCCGGCCGGTGATCCTCTCCGCCTACGCGAAGAAGCTCTACCAGGTGCTCAAGACGGAATTCGTCGTCGGTGTGGCCGACGGGACGGTGACGGCGAGCAATGCGCTGACGCGGCTGCTCAGGCTGCAGCAGATCGGCTCAGGCTGGGCGCGACAGGACCGGAACATCGAGACGGGCGAAGACGGGCAGCTCTTACAAATCGACACGGCCAAGCAGGACGCGCTGGCCGATCTCATGGAGGACCTGAAAGATGAAGAACCCATCGTTATCTTCTGCCGATTCCATCACGACCTCGACGCCGTGCATACAGTGGCCGCTGCTCTTGGGCGGGCCTCCCTCGAATTGTCTGGACGCAAGAACGAACTTGCTGCTTGGCAATCGGGTGCGGCGCCAGTTCTTGCGGTCCAGATCCAGAGCGGCGGTGTCGGGATTAATCTTGTGCGGGCGCGATATTGCGTCTTCTACTCTCTCGGCTTTTCACTGGGCGAATATCTCCAGGCGAGGAAGCGCACGCATCGGCCGGGACAAGATCGGAATGTCACCTATTTCCACCTGATCGCGAAGGGGACCGTCGACGAACAAGTCTACACGGCGCTCGAGGCCCGGCAGGATGTGGTCGAGAGCGTGCTGAAAGGGGTTAAGGGATGAAGGTCGGATCATTGTTCGCCGGGATCGGCGGGTTTGATCTCGGCCTAGAAAGGGCAGGGTTTGAAATTGCGTGGCAAGTCGAAATCGACCCGTACTGTCAACGAGTCCTCGCCAAGCATTGGCCTCACGTCCAGCGATACGGAGACATCAGGGCCATTGACTGGACAACTGTTCCCCGAGTGGAAGTCCTGTGCGGCGGGTTCCCCTGCCAAGATCTCAGCTTTGCCGGGAAGCGAGCCGGGATTGATGGGGAGCGCTCAGGACTCTGGAGTGAATATGTCAGAGCCATTCGCGCACTTCGACCACGATACATCATCGTGGAGAACGTACCAGGTCTGCTTACTAACGAGTACATGGGACGTGTTCTCGGAGACCTGGCCCAGAGCGGGTACGATGCGGAATGGGATTGTCTACCAGCAAGTGCCTTTGGCGCCCCTCACCGACGCGACCGAGTGTGGATTACTGCCCACCATGCGGAGCGGCCACGGTGCGGTAGGGGCTCTGCGGAAACCAGAGGCAGTACAGAGAGCGGGAGGCCACAGAGGAAGAATCGAGGATTATGTCACGCTGTGGCCGACGCCAGCCTCGAACAACGGGACAGGTGGATGCACTGGACTTGCGGGTGGGAGCGGGAACCGCAAGAAGCTCTACAAGATGCTCGGGGAAGAGGAAGGCAAGAAGCTTGGATGTCAGTCCCTGAATCCCTACTGGGTCGAGTGGCTTATGGGCTACCCCATCGGGTGGACCGCCTTAGGGGACTCGGCAATGCCATCGTCCCGCACATCGCGGAATGGCTCGGGCGGCAAATCATGAAGGTGACAGCATGATCAGCATCCCCCGGCTCTTGCTCGCGGTGTTCTTTGCCATGGCCTACGGGGCGATCGCCGGCTACTGGCTCGGCGCGCTGGTCTATCGGTGCGGGTAACTCGTCAACAATAGAGGGTCGCGAAAAAAGGAGGCATTATGGCCGTCGACATACACAGCATTTCATATGCGTACAAAGACTGCGAGAAGGAAGTGGAGCGGATGCGACTGCTTATTCACATGCACGCTCATGAAGTGAATCTGATGCAGCAATTTATCGCCGGATTGCATCGATTGCCGGTCGAGAACTCTTGGCGAAATACCTATGCCTCTATCGGCTATACGCACATGATGCTGAATGGGCTTATTGTTCAATTCGCCCTCGGCAAAGATGAAGGGTTCTCTGCAGCAGAGCCCGTGCTGGAATTCCTCTTACATCGAGGATGGAAGCCAAGCGGGACCAGTGAGGATGCAGACTTCGGCAACCGTGAATATCGGTTCAAGAAAACCGAAACCGCGATGCCCCTGTTCTGGCCTTCGCACCATGAATGGAAGCCCTACGAACTCACAGCTACGGTGCGGGTGTGGCCACACAGCGAAAGCGTTATCTGCAAGAAGGTCCAGGTAGGCGTGAAGCCTGAATATAAATTCGAGTGTCCAAATCAAGGAGGTTAGAGAATGGCAGCAACGACCGCGGATCTGGTGAACCAGTTCATTGAACTGGACAAGAAGAAGAAACAAGCCGACGACGACCTGGAAGCCATTAAGGAGGAAATGGCCCAGCTGGAGCCGCAAATTATGGAGCGGTTCGAGAACGCCGGCATGCAGTCGATGAAGAGCAAGTCCGGCGTGGTGCTCTATATCCGCCGGCAACTCTTCGCCGGGGCGGCGGATGGGGCCACAGTGCTTCTCTCCGAATCACTCAAGTCGGCAGGGCTTGGAGACCTGGTGAAGGAAGCCGTGAATTCTCAGCGGCTCTCGTCCTGGGTAACGGAATTCGAGGCCGAGCATTTCAACGGCTCGAAGGTGCGACCGGAGGAACTGATTCAGGCCATGCCTCCCGAGCTCCGGGAGTCGCTGAAGGTGACCGAGAAATATAGCCTTCGGACAAAGAAGGGGTAAGCGTTTCAGTAGTCAACTAGCACTAGTACTATGAAAGGGGAGTCCATGGGAAAGCCGAAAGCCGAAACGATCAGCAAGGGGGATGTGGCCACGGTGCAGAGCGGGGAGTTGATTCCGTCAAGCTATAAGGCGTTGTCGGTCGACACGAAGCAGCTGACGACGTTCATGCGGGACAACCTGGGCGGGCAGGGGTTCAGGCTGACGGACTTGGACAAGATCAAGGTCCCCTCCGGTGGGGGCAGTACGTGGGAAGTGCCGACGCTGCAGGGGAACAAACCCTATCAGGTGCTCGAAGGGATCGTCCTGCATTTCAAGGATGTGCGCGCCTACTGGAAAGAGAAGGACGGTGGGAACAAACCGCCGGACTGCAGTTCCTCGGACAGCCTGCACGGCGTCGGCGATCCTGGCGGTGATTGCCAGAAATGCCCGTTCGCACAGTTCGGCTCGGCGACGGACGACGGCGGCAATCCGTCCGGCGGACAGGCGTGTAAGGCCATGCGGCTCTTCCTGTTCCTCCGCGAGGACGACATGATTCCGATGATCGTCGCCCTTCCGCCGACCTCCCTCCAGAACGCGAAGAAGTATTTCCTCCGCCTTGTGGCGAACGGCTACCCCTACTACGGGGTGACCACGCAGATCCGGCTGGAGCAGCTGAAGAACCCGAAAGGCAAGCCCTACAGCAAAGCGGTCCTGAACATGGGACGCAAGCTCGAGCCGGAAGAGTACCAGAAGGCTCAAGCGATCGGGCAGGCGATGAAAGACCTCTTTGATCAAGCCTCACAGGTGATCGATGCCGACAGCGTCGCCGAATAGCGAGCTGGAATCCTTCTTGACGGCGCTGTTCCCAGAGATCGGGGAGCGCTGGCTCCTCCTCTGGGGCGCGCCGTCGAAGAAGTCGGCCTGGGTCCAGGACATCACCCCTGATGTTCTGGGCTCCATCGACAAAGTCGCGGCACGCGAGAACATCTATGTCGGGTGCGGGCTCCGGGGTGCGAACCTCGGAGCCACCGAACGGGGGAAGAAGGCCGACGTCGTGGCAATCCCCGGGGTCTGGCTGGACGTCGACTACGGATCGGAACACAAGAAGCCGAATCTGCCGGCAACCGAAGATGAGGCGATGCAGCTGCTTCGCGAGATGGGCCCGGCGCCGTCGATCATCATCCACAGTGGCCGCGGGCTCCAAGCCTGGTGGTTGTTCAATGAACTGTGGGCGTTCGAGTCGGATGAGGACCGGGCGAAGGCCGAGAAGTTGACCATGGGCTGGTGTTCGACCTTGCGCGCCAGAGCCAAGGTCCACGGGTGGGACGCCGACCAGGTGGGAGACATTACCCGGGTGATGCGGCTCCCGGGCACCTGGAATCGAAAAGGGGTCGCGAAAAAAACGCGGCTCCTGGAACTGAACGAGCATCGGTACGAGCCGAGCGATCTGGAGGCGTACCTCCTGCCAGAGACCGAAGAGAAGTCGGCCGCGGCCGATCTGAAATGGCAGATTGACCTGAACGGCGCGGCCGAGCCGCCGGCCGAGAAGTTCATGCGGCTCTGTGAAATCGATAGTGCCTTCAAAGGGGCCTGGGAACATACCCGGACGGACCTCCAGGACCAGTCGGCGAGCTCCTATGATCTGAGTCTCGCCACGAAGGCCTTTGCGGCCTCCTGGACGGGCCAGGAAGTGGTCAATCTGCTCATTGCCCACCGTCGGCACCACAACGCCGATCTGAAGCTCCGGAAGGACTATTACGAGCGGACGTTGAACCTCGCCATGGCCGGCAAGGGGGTCGAGGAACGGAGGGCACTAGTCGACGACCTGAAGTCCGGTAAGGCGCTCCCGGAGGAGATGGCCAAGGATCCTGCAGAAATCCTTGCCGTCCTGTCTGAACGGCTGGGGGTGTCCATTACCAAGATCGTGCGGTATCGGAGCGAGGGGAACACCTACCAGCTCGAAATCAACGGGAAGATGATCAATGCCGGGACGATCGACAACTTCGATTCGCAAACACGGTTCCGGCGGATCATTTTCGATCATACGGACCACCGGATTGTTCAGTTCAAAGAAGAGGCCTGGCACCATATTCTGCAGCATCTCTTCCGGGCGATCGAGAACGTCGATGTGCAAAGCGGCACCAACAAGAGCGTCTTCGAGAACTGGATTGATCTCTACATCTCTGACGGCGTGGCCACAGAAGAGGCCTGGCAGAAGGCGGCGATCGATAACAGTCCGTTCAAGCTCAAAGGTGAGACGTATATCGTCGCAGAAGGGTTCCGGCGGTTCCTCCTGAGCCATATGCAGGAACGGATTACCTCTCAAGATTTGACGATGCAATTGACCAAGCTCGGGTATCAATACGAGCGAAAAAACCTGAAAAATCATAAAGGTGCATCAACAAAGCGCAGTGTATGGAAAATATTTTAGCAGTCAGAGAAAGTCAGAGAAAGTCAGTGAAACAGTCAGAGAAAAAGTGGTGGTGTGTCATTTTGGCAACCTGTAAAATCAATCACTTACGCGGCGCCTCTTTAGCAAGTGTTATGCCAGAAAAAAGTCAGAGAGTCAGAGAAAAAAATCGACAAGGCTAACATTGAAAAATGCTCTGACTCTGACTTTTTTTGACGTAAGTCTATGAAAATATTACCGAAAGACCGAAGTCAGAGGCAGTCAGAGGGCATCTAACATGTTGAAAAACAAGGAAGTCAAAGGTAGGTATGTCTGACTTTAAGGAAACGCGCATATTCGGGCCTCCAGGGACCGGCAAAACAACCTCGTTGTCAGGTCTCATTGCGACGGCGTGCCGAGACGTCGGCAGTGAAGCCGTGCTGGTCTCTAGCTTCACGAAAGCCGCGGCGCGTGAGCTGGTCGGCCGGCAGCTTCCGCTGAACGACGACCAGGTCGGGACGCTCCACGCACTCTGCTTTCGGGCGCTCGATCGTCCGAAGCTCATCACGTCGGCGCTCCTGAAGGACTGGAACGCCGAACATCCGACGAAAGCCTTTGGGGGCATCGGGACCGATCTCGACGATCCGTACGGCAGTATCGAATCCGATGGGGCTGACCAGGGGGATGAACTCCTGCAAGAGCTGAATCGGCTCCGTGGTCTCCAGATCGATGAAGCGATGTGGCCGATCCGGGTGCAGTCCTTCGCGGAAGACTGGAAGGCCTTCAAGTCGAACACCTGGACCATGGACTTCACGGATCTCATTGAGCGGTGTGTGGAAGAGCAATTGCCGATTCCACACGCTGCTCGGGTGCTGTTCCTTGATGAGGTCCAGGATTTCAGCCCGCTGGATCTCAAACTGGCTCGCATGTGGGGGGCTCAGTGTGAACAGCTTTTTCTAGCCGGCGACGACGATCAATGCCTCTATCGATTCCGCGGGGCCACGCCAGACGCGTTCCTGTCGCCGGCGCTGCCGGCGGACCAGGTGCGCATCCTGGGGCAGTCGTACCGGGTGCCGCGGGCCGTCCATGCGACGGCGGTGCGGTGGGTGGAACAGATCGAGGCACGCATGCCGAAAGCGTATCAGCCGCGTGACTTCGATGGGGCTGTGGAACAGATTCCCATGAACTACCAATATCCCGCTTGGATCCATGATCGCCTCAATGCCTGGATCGACCAGGGGAAGACCGTCGCCTTCCTTGCCTCGTGTAGCTACTTCCTGGAACCGCTCAAGAAGCAGTTACGTGAGTGGGGTGTGCCGTTCCATAACCCTTACCGGCTGAAACGGGGCGACTGGAATCCCTTAGGCCATAAATCGTTCCGTGGCACCGAAGCGAAAGCGACCTGTCTCGCGTCCGACCGTATTCTGGCCTACAAACGGCCGTCCTTGCCTCCAGAGCATCGATTATCCGGTTGGTGGACCTATAGGGACCTGTGGGACTGGGCGGGCATCCTGGAGGCTGAGGGGCTGTTTCGGCATGGCGCGAAGACGGAAATGCGACGCAAGGCCGAGCATCAAGAGACGGGCGGGCTCGCGGTGGAGGCCGACGACCTGGAGAAGTGGATCTGTGATCCGACGGCCGCGGAGATGGCCACAGCGGGGGACCTGGGTTGGTATCGAGGGAAGTTTCTCAAGAGCCATGAACGGCCGATGCAGTATGCCTGCAACGTGCTGGAACATCGTGGCATTGAAGGGCTGGAAAAGAAACCGCAGGTGATTTTAGGAACGATCCATAGCGTGAAAGGAGGCGAGGCGGATTGTTCACCAGGTGATGAACTCGTGCTTACCACGAAGCGCGGCTTAGTCCCTATTGGAGACCTAGACCAAGCAAGAGATCGTCTCGTTAGCTTCAATTCTGACCACCACAAAATTCACCGCGGCGGTCCGTGCCGGCCCGACGGATACGGGTTCACGCGCGTTTCACGCCCCTACAGTGGAGACTTACTCACGATCGAAACGGATAGTTCCAGGACGCGCGTTACTCCGAATCATCACCTTACCGTTCGGTGGAGTAGGGCTGCGATTGGAGCATTCTGTGTCTATCTCATGCGTCGTGGCGCATGGTGGAGAATCGGCATGACGAGGCTGCACTATGCGGAGCGTGGGCAGTCTGGAGTGCTCGGGAGAATGCGCCACGAAAGGGCGACGGAGGCGTGGGTGCTTGGTGTATTCAAAACTTCCAGGGAGGCATTGTATCACGAGCAATTATGGTCACACTCGTTCGGCGTTCCGGACCTTAACTTTGTTTGCGATGCTCGCAATGAAAATCAGGTCGGAACTCAGGGGTTACAAGAAATTTGGAATACCATCCAATCCGAGCCGGGAGCGTTGAAACTTCTAGCCTATCATGGCCTAGATCATCGCTGGCCACTATGGTCATTCCATGGCGAAGGTCGTCGGATTAGGCAATCAGGAATCCGCAACCGGTGGACTATCCGTGCGGCAAATCTGATCCCTGGATATATGGAAATTCCAACTGATCCAGGGAGTGGACAGAACCCAGAGTGGCGAGCATTCTCAATTTCTAAATCCGTGTTCGCGGGGGATGTTTTTAGTCTGGATGTCGAGCGATGGCACCATTACGTATCTGGAGGGGCAGTCGTTCATAACTGTGTGGTGCTGTTCCCGGACCTGAGTGCCGCAGGGTTCCGGGAGTGGACCACGCCGGGCGAAGCCCGGGACTCGGTGCGACGGTGTTTCTATGTCGGGATGACGCGGGCGAAAGAGGAACTGTATTGGGCGCAACCGGTGGGGATGAGCATAGGAGGGTATTTATGAGCTTTGCAGAAAGTACAAGTGTGCCGGTCGAGCGGTCCAGGGCAGAAATCGAAACACTGCTACGGAAATATGGGGCTGATCAATTCGTTTCCGGATGGTCGTCGAAGGATGCCAGGATTCAGTTCTTTGTCCATGGTCGATTCGTTCGTTTCATCTTAGCTCTCCCAGATCCATCGGAAAAACGATTCACGATCAATCCTCGTTACGGGAAGGCTCGATCTCAGGACGAAGCACGTCGGCTCTATGAACAGGAAACGCGGCGATTGTGGCGGGCATTGTCTCTCGTGGTCAAGGCGAAATTGGAAGCAGTGGAATCTAAAATTGCAACATTCGAGAACGAATTCATGGCGAACATTATCATGCCGGACGGGAAGACCGTATCGGAGCATGTGGTGCCAATGATCGCGAAAGCGTATGAGAGCGGAAAAATGCAACCGTTATTGCCTGGATGGTGATCAATGACCACCTGGGCAGCAAAGAAGGCCGTTGTGGCCTTAGATTGGGGGATCGCATGGAAGGAAATCGCGCAGTGGACGGAGGGAGTGCAGTCGCCGGAGGTCCTAGCACTAGTGCTCACGCTGGACGATCGGTATCACGCGGGGGACAAGGCCGGGTTCGTCGCGCTCAAGACGGACCTCGAGAGACAGTTATTACCGGCCGGATCCTCAAATACCTCAACGGGCTCGTCGGGTGCTATGCCCGCAAAGTCCCTGGGAGTGTGTTCTCCAGCGGATGGCCGGACATTGTCGGGTGCTACACAGGCCGGGCTTTTCTGATTGAAGTGAAGCGTCCAGGCGGGAAGCCGACGCCGCTGCAGGATGCCGAGATGCGGAAGTGGGCCGCGGTGAAGGCGCGGGTCCTGGTCGCGTACAGCGTCGACGACGTGGCGCAGTTCATGGCCGGCTATCACGAAGGGGGGAAATGATGCGACGACTGAAGATTCTCGAGTGGGGGCAGCGGTTTATTGTGACCGAAGGCGGGCGGGCCTGGCCGCATGCGGATCACAAGCGGACCTACACACTGACGGCGACGCACCTGACCCCCACGAAAGGAGCGCGGGATGAGTGAGCGGGTAGGGCGAAGAAATAACGCTCTTGTGGCTGAGTTGGTCCTTGATCAATTTGAATCAATCAGCCCTTATGTGATC